CTACGAGGCACGGCGGCCTCCCTGCGGCTGCACGGTGGCCAGGAACAGTTTCGCGTCCGCGTAGGTGGCCAGCCGCTTCGCCCGGTGCCGGCCGTCGGCATCGCGGTAGCGGACGTGCCACCGGCCCTGGCAGGTGGTGCGCGGCGGCCGGTGGCCGTACCGCTGGGGCGGGTAGTCGATCAGGCAATCGCGGCAGCCGCACGTACGGCTGGGGATCTGCTCGGGTTCAGGCGCCAAGGTGGATCACCTCGTTGCTCCTTCGCTGAGTCGGGATCGCGGGGAGCATGCTGATGGTCTCCCCACACCAGCAGACTGCACCGAACGTCCCCTGCTCCACGCCAAGTTGCTGAAGGACAGCCCGTACGGCGCGAAGGGTGAACAGCGTCGTGGCGCCCAGCTCGTCCGGGATGAGGATGGTGTTGCGGTCCCGGACCCACGGGTCGGTGATCTCGTGGCGCGGTGCGTACTGGACGCGAATGCACATGGGCACACTCCCCCGGGTTGATCACACGTGTGGCTAGCGGTTACCAACGGGGGAGAACGTCAGCAGCGTGTTTGACCGTACCCGCTGTTGAGTGAATATGCGACCACTCTGTGCAGGATTTGTGTGCATGAGCTGACGGGGAGTGACTAAGTCCGTTTAGCTGAGACTCGCAGGTCCAAGGAAGGGTTGTACGCCCAGTTTTGACAGGCGTTCACCTACTGGTCGTTGCTCTCGGCGACCGCGCTGGCCTGGATGTACAGCAGCTGCCGCTGCTCCTCGGTGAGGCGGTCGAAGACCTCCAGGAGCGCCTCGCGCTCGCCGGCCTGGAGCGGGGGTGGCGCCTTCTTCCCGGTGGCCGCGAAGAGCCGCGCCTCGGGGAAGCGGGGGAATTTCTCGGCGAGCCGGCGGATGGCGTCGCGCCTGGGGATGGCTTTGCCGTTGGCCCAGTTGTTGACGGTGGAGACGTGCAGGCCGATGCGTCGCGAGATCTCGCTGTCGCTGATGCCCCCGTACTCGTCCCTGAGGGCGGCGAGGGCCTGCGCGAAGGTCTCGGTGGGCTCGGTGCGGTCGGGTGTCTCCACGCAGGCAAGCGTGCCCGGACCTTCTACTTTTCGCAAGCGAAAGTAGAAGGCATGGCTAGAAGTTGGCGGCGCGCGACCTCCCCATTACGCGCCGTTGTGCAAAGCATATGCCGCCAGAGTAGAACACCCATTCGATCCGCGCGACACCCTCGGCAGAACACGGCGAATCTCGGCGAGACCAGTTGACGAACTTCGATTTCGAAAGTAGAAATATCGAAGACGCCTCAGCCGAGGCGATCCAGCCACAACGGCACGAGGTCCATTCATGCCCAAACTGCACCGCAAGGACGACGGACGACCGCTCAGAGACGCCATGGCCCGCGCCGGCCTCTCCATCCCTGCACTCGCCAAGGCGACGCAGCGGGTGGACCCGGCCGGGAAGGGCGTGAGCGCCGCGACCGTCGGCCGGCTCGCGGGGCAGGGCAAGACGGCCCGCGAAAGCTGCGAGCTGAAGACGGCCTGGCTCGTCGCCGACGCGCTCCACAAGGAGACGAGCGCCCCCCTCCAGGACCTCTTTGCCATGCCCACACATTCGACTTCGATTATCGAAAGGTCAACCCCTGATGCCGAGGAAGAGTGACCGGCGCGTCGCCCTCCCGGGCGGCCTGCTCCCCCTCGTCGACCAGCAGCAGCTGGAGACCTACTACGACGTCTCCGACTGGCAGGTCCTCAAGTGGCTCCGCGAGGGGATGCCCGAGGAGCCCTACGCGGGCCGCGGCCGCCGCTTCGACCTGAACAAGGTCCGCGACTGGATGGCCAAGCAGAGCGACCGGCTCGCCGCCACCGCCTGACCCACCCCCACACACGCCGAAGGGCCGCCACAGCTGCCAGGCCCGGCGACCCCCGACTCGGCGCCTCCACACAGAAGAGAAAGCAGAGGTCACCGTGACCACATCATCGCAGACCAGCAGCAGGGTTACCCCGCTGCACCGGTCGCCCCAGGCGGCACCGACCACCGTGCCCGGCGTGTACCGGGCGGCGGCCCGCATCCTCGCCGCGAACGGCCTGTACCAGGGCGACCACGTCCCGGACGCCATGGACCGGGAGATGTGCATCCCGCACTTCCTGCGCCCCATGAGCATCGTCGCCGCCCTGAAGTGCGCGACGACCGGCGACCCGCACCGCACCTCCCTGCTGTCCGACGAGGCGATCGCCGTGCTGGCGCTGCGCCTGGAGGTCGACGGCGAGGGCCCCCTGTACGGCGGGATCTTCGACCTGGAAGCGCACGTCGACGCGTGGGGCGACATGGAGTCGCGGACCACGGAGTCGGCGGTCGCGATGCTGGAGCGCGCGGCGGAGATGGCGGTGGCGGCGTGAGTATCTCGCCCCTCGCCATGACGGCGAAGAAGGTCATCGACGCGGCTTGGCTACACGGCCCCTCGTACGACCTGGCCTCGCAGGCCGCGTTCGCGCTGGAGTCGGCGCAGCTGCTGCAGTCCCCGGAGATCGCCGCCGAGCACGCGGAGCTACGCACGTCGCTGGAGAAGCGCACGGAGCTGCTGCGCGAGGTGCAGGCGATGTGCCGGCGGCGCGGCAAGGAGATCGATGGCCGCAAGGTGTACGAGGCCCGGCTGAAGGCCGACATCGCCACGCTGACGGCCACCGTCCGGGCGCAGGACCGGCAGATCGCCGCGCTGACCACCCGGCTCGCTGAGTACGAGCGGCCGGCAGACGAGGACCCGATCACGTTCGCGCTGACCCCGGAGGCGGAGCAGGCGGTTGACCGGCTGACGCGGATGCTGGCGCCGACGCAGGTCCTCCGCGAGGACGAGTCCCTTGCCGTCTGCCGATGTGCCGAGCCCGGAGCTGACCCGTACGAGTGCCAGGCCGACGACTGCACCCACGAGTTCTCCGAGCTGAACCCCTTCGCGGGTGCGCGTCCGGTCGACAAGCCCAGCGCCGAGGTTTCCCGCAGGTGCGACCGCTGCGACTGGCGTACGTCGGTCTGGCACGTCGATGACGGTTCGGCTGACGAAGAGCTTCAGAGCCACGTGGCCAGGGTCCACAGCGTGCCGGAGACGGGCGGTGTCTCGTGATGTGGCTTCTCATGACGCTGGTGTTCGTCTCGTCTGCGGCGCTGATCGCGTGGGCGGTGCTGTTCGTCGAGGACGAGGCGCACAGTGCGCCGGAGTCGGTGTGGCTGCCCCGGCCCCGGTCCCGGTCCGGTGGTGACCAGTGAGCGGCCGCGACGACGCGGCCGCGCGTGAGCAGGCCGGGGAGAAGAGCAGCCCCCTCGGGGTCGACGCCACTCCCGCCGAGCGCCGCTGGACCCTGCGCGGCCTGGTCCTGCTGCCGCTCCTGCTCGTGACGTCCGGCGCCCTCGCCGCTCTCGCCGCCTTCACGGCCTCCGCGTTCTTCGACGGAACCACCCGGTGGGTCGTCTGGGCTGCCGTCGCCAGCGCGGGCGTCCTCGGCGGCGGCTACGTCGCTCACATCCTCACCGACACCCTGAACTCCCGGAAGGACGGCCGCCCGTGAGCGCCCGCACCGACATCCTGGACGCTCTCCAGCGCGACGGATACAAGCACCGCGAGGCCGCCAGCCTGCTGGAGGTCGCCACCAAGGAACCGCAGACCCCGACCGGTCTCGGAGACCCCGAGTTCCCGGCCACCCTCTCTGGCGGCCACGCCCTGATCATCGAGTACGGCGACGAAGAACTGATGGCCTGGTGCCAGTGCGGCAGGCCTCTCGGAACAGGTCGGCCCTCCCAACCTCTCGACCCGTTTGCCGAGGCATGGGAGCGCCACGTGATGGCGGGGGTGTCCCGCTGATGACGACCGCAGCCCCGGCCGGGCCCACCAGCCCGGCCGCCGGCCGCCGGGTCACCCCGACCGGCCGCCTCATCCTCCCCGCCGACGCCGACCGCGCCGACTGGCTCACCGCCCGCCGTAACGGACTCGGCTCCTCCGACATCGCCGCCATCCTCGGCATCAGCCGCTACGGCAACGCCCTGTCCGTCTACCACGACAAGACCGGCGGCCTTCCCCTGGAGTCCGACGACTCCGAACCCGCCCTGTGGGGCAGGGCTTTCGAGGAGACCGTCGCCCGCGAGTGGGCGCGCCGCAACCGCTCCTTCGTCCGCCGCGTCGGCCTCGTCGCCAACATCGACCGGCCATGGCAGATGTGCACCCTGGACCGCCGCGTCCTGGACTGCCCCCTCGCCGACGGCGCCGAGAAGTGCGCGGTGGAGATCAAGTGCCGCGACAAGATGAAGGCCAGCCTGTTCCGCACCGGAGTCGCCGACGACGTGCTGGTGCAGACGCTGTGGCAAGCCGACGTGTGCGGCTACGACCACATCCACGCCGCAGTCCTGATCGGCGGGAACGACTACCGGCAGTACGTGATCCGCGTCGCCGACCACGCCGATCTGATCGCCGATCTCCGCACCGCAGGCGAACGGGCCTGGCAGCAGATCACCTCCCGCCGCCCGCCCGTCCTGGCGCAGGACGCCGACCCCGACGTGCTCCTGGACCTCTACGACCGGCTGTACCCCGAGCGCGCCGGCACGGTCGACATCACCCGCGACGTCGGCGCCCAGGAAGCCCTCGGCGACTACCTCGACGCGCACCAGGAAGCCACCGCCGCAGCGAAGCGGAAGAAGGCCGCACAGGCCCGCATGGTCGAAGCCCTTGCGGGCGCTGAGGCCGCGATCGTCCTGGACCGGCCCTTCTACAGCCTCGACGAGACGCACCGCGAGTACTGCGACGTCAAGCGGCTCGCCGAGCACTGGCCCGACGCGTACGCCGACTGCGTCGAGGACCGCGTCTCCCGCCGCCTGAACATCCCCCGCTCTGTCCGTGAGGAGCACACCGCATGACCACGATCGCTGAGCGGGCCGCCGCAGCCGCCGGCCGCACCACCGGGACCGACGACCTGGCACTGCCGGACGAGTACGTCGACCAGTTCCCCGAGCAGGCCCCGGCACCAGACCCGATGGCCGACTACGAGCCCGGCAACGACGACCCCGAGATGGTCCCCGTCCACATCGCGTGGCTCCGCGTCCGCCGCGAAATCCGCTCCATCGCCAAGGGCCAGAAGTACGAGGAAGGCCGCACCAAGTACAACTTCCGCGGCGCCGACGTCGTCGTCCAGCACTTCGGGCCCGTCACCCTCAAGCACGGAGTGCACGTCCTGCCGGTCAACGTGTCGACGTCGTACGGCGGCAAGCAGACCAAGAACGGCAGCATGATGCGCGAGTGCACCGTCACGGTCACCTGGCAGATCATGGGCCCCCTCGGCGACACCCTCACTCTCCAGACGGCGGGCGAGGCGCTGGACACCTCGGACAAGTCCACTACCAAGGCGCAGACGGTGGCGCTGCGGACGCTGCTCCTCACCGCCGGACTCGTCCCCACCGGGGACCGTGACCCGGACGCCGACCGCATCGAGCGCGGCATGGACGCCCCGGCCCGTTCCGCCGACTCCTACCGCGACGAGCTGCTGGACCCGAAGACCTCTCCGGGCCGCATCCAGCAGATCGGGTACGAGGTGTCCAACGCGCGGATGCTGGGCTCGCGGGTCCAGAACGAGACGGGTGAGTGGGAGACGCTCGGCGACCTCGGCCGGCGGATTCACGGCGAGCGCACGGGCGGTGGCCAGTGAGCGCCTTCACCGACGTCCGCAAGCTGGCGTGGGACACCGAGACCACGGGCCCGAACCCGCTCGAAGACCGCATCGTCACCGCCGCGATCGTCGTCCGCGGCGGCGGCCGCGACGACCGTATTTTCTCCTGGCTGATCAACCCGGGCGTGCCGATCCCGACCGAGGCGACCGCCGTCCACGGCATCGACGACGCCAAGGTCCAGGCCGAAGGACAGGACCCGAAGACCGCCCTCGAGGAGATCGCCACCAACTTGGTGCGGGCCATCGAGTGGGGCATGCCGATCGTGGCGTTCAACCAGTCCTTCGACTGGTCGATCCTCCACCACGACCTGGTGCGCAACGGGCTCCCGACCATGGCCGACCGCGTCGGATCCGGCCCGCTTCCCCTGCTGGACCCTCACGTCATCGACAAGCAGGTCGACGAGCGTGTCAGGGGCTCTGGCCAGCGGAAGCTGAAGCCGACCGCCGACCGGTACGGCGTTGCATTGACCGACTGGCACACCGCCGAGGCCGACGCCCTGGCCGCGCTGCTCATCGCCGAGGCCCAGTTCGAGCGGTACCCGTACCTCAACAAGTGGGAGCCGCTCGACCTGTTCGCCGCGCAGCAGAAGTGGCGCGCCAAGCAGCAGGCCAGCCTCCAGAAGTGGTTCCGGACGAAGGCCACGCCGGAGCAGGGCGGCGACCCGAACAAGGTGCTCGACGGCTCGTGGCCGCTGATCCCCGCCCCGCGCGCGGGCGGTGACGCGTGAACCCGATGACCGGCGAGCAGCTCGCCGACCTCCGCCGCACGCTCGGCCCTGCCAACCCGGCCAGCCACGACGCCGTCCGCGACCTCCTCACCCACCACCGCCGGACCGACCCCGCCGCCGAGGTCCGCTACTTCCGGCTCGTCGTCCCGACCGTCGTCAAGCGGCTCCTCCTCGCCGAGACCGAGCGCACCAACCTGCGCACCACCATCGCCCGCCTCGTCATCGCCAACCAGCGCGGCGACGACTACTCCCTCGCCGACCTCGCCTTCGAACTCCAGCAGGCCGGCATCGACCTCAAAGACGACTACGCCGCGGCCGACGCACTCGCCGAAGCGGCAGAGCGGGAGGGACTCCTGTGAACCCCATCGTCAGCCGGGCCCGCTACGAGCGTGACATCGCCGTACTCCGGGCCGAGACCGCCAGGCTCCGCCGCGAACGCGACAACGCACGCGATGAATGCGGCGCCTACAAGGTTGCCGCCACGACGGCGGCCCGGCAGGTCATCGACGCCGAGGACGCTCCCCGGCTCATCGAGGGCGGCCGCGTCCACATCAGCACGCCGTCCGAGGAACTGGCCCGGGCCCGCGCGCAGGCGCGCGCCCTCGAGAAGCGGCTCGCCGAGCTCACGGCCGCCAACCAGGCCTGCACCTGCCAGCGATGGGAGAACCTGGCGTGATCCCCGAGGTCACCATCGGCGCCGCCGTCCTCATTGCCGCGCTGGTCGTCGCCACCTTCACCGCCCGCTGGTACTTCCGGCCGGCGCCCACCACCGGGCAGCACCGCGCGGGCATGGTCCGGCCCGTCGAAGCCCTCGACCAGTTCGAGTCCTGGTGCCTGGCCGAGCACCGGCGCACGCTCCACGTGCGCCTGGCCACCGGCACCGTGTGCCTGGACTGCCGTACGCAGCTCACGCACGCGGGGCAGGCGGGGGACGTGCTGTGAACCAGACCCTGTTCGACACCGAGCGTCCGGCCGCCCGCGCGGCGGCCGGGCCCCGGCCCGCCGGCCTCCCGAAAGTCATCGGCCTGGACGTCGCCATGGGCATCACCGGCGTCGCGGGCGAGGGCTGGACCGACTACGTCAAGGCCAAGGGACAGTCCCAGCACTCCCGGTTCGAGCAGCAGCTCGCCGGAATCGCTGATTACACCCGGCACGCGGCGTTCGTCGTCATGGAGGGCCCGGCGTTCTCGAAGAACAACAAGGGCGCGGACGCGCTCTCGGCGATGCGGTGGATGGTCCGCCACGACCTGTGGAAGCGGCGCATCCCGTACGCCGTCGTCAACCCCGACCACCGGATCATCTACGCCGTCGGCACCGCCGCCCCCAAGGACCCCGACACCGGCCAGCGGCTGAAGGGCGACCCGCTGAAGGCCGTCGTCCGGCAGGCCGTCGCCGACACGTACGGCATCACCACCGAGGGCGAAGCAAAGTACGACCAGGCCGACGCCTACATCATGCTGGCGATTGGCCTGCACTGGCTCGGCTGGCCACTCGCGGTCGTCCCCGACACCCACCGGCGGGCCATCGACTCCGTGCGCTGGCCGGAACGCGGGCTGGTGATCACCCGATGATCGAGCTCACCATCCGCGTCACCAGCCAGGCATCCGCCCGCCGCCTCGCCGCCGCCCTCCGCCAGGTCGCCGCCAACGAAGACCAGGCCAACCAGGCCCGCACCTACCGCGGCGCCGCCCGCCGCCTCGAGCGACTCGTCCGGCCGCACTACATGCCGCGCACCCGCCGGCCCCGCCACGCGGGCGTCGACGACGAGGCCGTACGCCGCGTCGTCCTCGGCCAGCAGCCGCTCCCGGACCTCACCCGCGACGAGGCCCGCCTCGCCTGCTGGGTCCTCACCAAGCAGCACGCCAGCGCCACCGAGATCGCCGACCGGGTCCGCGTCACACCGCGCACCGTGCACCGCTGGCGCGCCGACCACCAGAAGGCGGTGAACTGATGAGCAACATCAACGCCACCCGCGAGCAGATCGTCGAAGCCCTCCAGCAGGGCTGGAGCGTGAACCGCATCAACCGCGAACTCCGCGCCGACCGGGCCCGGATCCGCGCGATCCGCGACGAACTCAACCTGCCCGTCTACATCCGCCCGGCCACAACCCGCACCATCGACGAGAAGTGGCGCGAGTACGCCGGCCCCGCCGACACCGACGGCCACATGGAGTGGACCGGCGAGCACGGCACGAACAGCGGCACCCCGCTGCTCTCCTACAAGGAGCGGCACCACAGTGCGGCCGGCATCGCGTTTCGGATCCGCACCGGCCGCGACCCCGAGGGCCAGGTCATCGCCGACTGCGGCCGCAAACACTGCATCGCCCCCGACCACGTCGAAGACGAGCCCGGCCGCCGACGCAACCGGGAACAACTGCGCTACCTCCTCGGAGGCGGCCCAGTCCCGGAGCAGTGCAAGGCCGGCCACAAGCTGGCTGAACACGGCCGGATCGGCGCCGACGGGCACGCCTACTGCCAGACCTGCAAGTACGGCCGCACGCTGGCGGCCCGGCAGGCGGTGGCGGCATGAACGGTCACGCCCCCGACACCCTCGACAGCGCCCTTGCCTGGGCGAACAACGCCGCCTGCCGCGGGCAGAACCTCGACCTGTTCTTCACCGAGTCCAAGACCGGCGTGGAACAGGCCAAGCAGATCTGCGCCCGCTGCCCGGTCCGCGAGGACTGCCTCGACGAGGTCCTCCGCGCGGAGAACGACGCCCGGTACGGCGTCTACGGCGGACTCACCGGCAAGGAACGCACCCAGCTGATCAGGCGCCGATGACCACGGTCGCGGCAGCGCTGTTCGTCGACCTCGGCGAGGGCCGGGAGACCGGCCACGGCACGTTCCGGTGGAGCCGCCTCCCGCGCGCCCGCTACGAGTGCCTGCGCTGCCACACCGTCGAAACCCCCGACGGCAACGGCCCCGGCGACATCGCCCGGTTCATCAGCAGCATCCGCGACCAACACACCTGCCGCACCACACGCCAGGCGCAAGCCGCCTGACACACCCATCACAGGAAGGCACCACCCACACATGACCATTCAGGACACCGAGCCGCAGGCCCAGCCGGCCGAGTTCGCCGCGTTCCTCGTCGGCCACCTCAACGGCCGCGTCCACCACGCGCTCAGCGAGGAACTCCACGACCTCCTCCAGGCCGTCTCCGCCCACGGCAAGAAGGGCTCCCTGGTCATCAAGGTCCTCGTCGAGCCGTCCAAGGGCCACGTCGAGGGCGGCCCCCTCGCGATCAGCGTCGAGTCCGACCTGAAGGCCCCCAAGTCCACCCCGCCGGCCGCCATCTACTTCGTCGACGACGACGGCAACCCCACCCGGAACGACCCGCAGCAGATCGCCCTGGACTTCCGCACCGCCCCCGCCACGAACACCTTCAAGGACGCCTGACCACCATGACCTACACCGAACTCAGCAGCACCAACGGCGAAGCCCAGACCATCGTCGACACCGCCCTCGCGAGCGCCGACCCGGCCGAACTCGAGCCCGGCAAGTACTACGCGTTCGTCACCCCCGGCGGCCTCCACGAGGTCGACCTGACCGGGCCCGAGTACACCGGCGTCCCCCCGCGGAAGGCCGGCACCACCACCGTCCGCGACGCCGTCTCCTTCCACGCCTACTACAGCAAGCACGCCGACGACGACACCGAGGTGTACGCCGACGCCGAACGCCTCACCGTCACCGCCGTCCTCGACGCCCACACCGCCGACGGCGCCCGCTGGGCCGGGCACCGCCTCCACCTCGCCCTCCGCGAGACCACCGCCTGGCAGCAGTGGTTCCGCAACGACGGCCAGTTCCTCGACCAGGAGACGTTCGCCGAGTTCCTCGAGGACCACCTGCCCGAGCTCCTGGAGCCGTCCGCCGCGGACATGCTGGAGATCGCCCAGTTCTTTCAGGCCGCGCAGAAGGTCGACTTCCAGTCCGCGACCCGACTGAGCAGCGGGCAGCGACAGTTCCAGTACGTGGAGACCGCCACCACCAAGGCCGGGCAGAAGGGACAGCTGACCGTCCCCGAGACCTTCGTCATCGGCCTCGTGCCGTTCGAAGGCAGCGAGGGCTACCGGCTCACCGCCCGGCTCCGCTACCGCATCGGGCAGAACGGTCTCCGCCTCGGCTACAAGCTGGAGCGCCCCGACGAGATCTGTAAGACCGCGTTCGCCGACGTCGTCAAGGCGATCGGCGAGCAGATCGACACCCCGGTCATGAACGGGACGTCGGCCTGATGAGCCGGGCCCGCAGGCGGGGCAACACCGACTCCCGCTGCCCCGCCTGCGGCGCCCACCTCCTCACCCAGTGGGTCGGCCACACCGCAGCACTCCACGCCCGCGTCGACCTCCCACCCCCCGGCGAACCACGGCCCTACCCGGCGGCCGTCACCGACGCCACCCCGCAACGGCTCGTCTGGTGCCTCCCACGCCCCCGGCACGGCCCGCTGCGACTGCGCTGGACCAGCCCCGGCCACCCGCCGGACTGCCCGCACCAGCACCTGCTCGACCACCAGTGCCCGCCCGCCGAACCCACCACGATCTTCTGAGGAGACCGCCCCGTGGACAACGTCCGCCCCCTGAACCCGCGCGACCTGGCGGACGAAGACGGCCTCAACCGGACCCCTCCCGGCGACCCAGAAGCCGAACGGGCCCTACTCGCCCGCTGCATCCACCACCCCGAGGAATACACCGCAGCAGCCGACATCATCACCGCCGAGGACTTCACCCAGCCCGGGCACCGCCTCATCTGGGAGGTCATCGGCCACCAGCTCGCCGAGAACAAGCCCGTCGACCCCATCACGCTCCGGGCCGCCATCGACAACCTCGGTCAGCTCCGCGCCGTGGCCGGCGGCAACCTCCTCTTCGAGGTGTCCAACGCCGTCGGCCCCACCGACGCCGAGACGTACGCCGACATCGTCCACGCCAAGACCCGGCTACGCCGCATCGACAACCTCGCCGTACGCCTGCGCTCCGGCGTCCTCAATGGCGGCACCCTCGACGAACTCGAAGAGCACATCACCTCGTTCGTCAAAGACCGCTCCGACACCCACAGCACAGGCGCCAGCCGGTTCGTCCCCGGCGGATCGTTCATCCTCGACAGGCCCGACACCGTCCCCGCCATCTGGGGCGAAGGCGACAACGTGCTGTGGGCCGAAGGGGAAGCCCTCATCATCGCCGGGCCCCCCGGCGTCGGAAAAACCACCGTCGGCCAGCAGGTCCTCCTCGCCGCCATCGGGATCCGCCCCCACGCCCTCGGCCTCGCCGTACGCCCCGCCAAGCGCGTCCTCTACCTGGCCAGCGACCGGCCCCAGCAAGCCGCCCGCTCCATGGCCCGCATGGTCACCGACGAACACCGCAACATCCTCAACCAGCACCTCACCTTCTGGCCCGGCCCGCCCCCCGCCGACTTCATCAAGGACCCCGGCGTCCTCCTCCGTCTCGCCCGCCAGGCCGACGCCGACGTCGTCTGCCTCGACTCCCTCAAGGACATGGCCGGCGAACTCGCCTCCGAGGAAGGCGGACAGGCCATCAACTCCGCGATCCAGCGGACCCTCGTCGAAGGGATCGAAGTCCTCGCACTCCACCACCACCGCAAGCAGGGCGGCGGCAAGGACGGCGGCAAGGAACCCACCAGCCTCGACGAGCTGTACGGCTCCACGTGGATCACCGCGGGCGCCGGGTCCGTCGTCAGCCTCTGGGGTTCCGCAGGCGACCCGATCGTCTCTCTGAAGCACCTCAAGCAGCCGGCCGCCGAGTGCGGCCCGTGGCGGCTCAAGCACGACCACCCGCAGGGCGTCACCGAGATCTGGCACGAGGTCGACGTCCTCGACATCCTCGCGCATGCCAAGGGGACGCTCACCGCCCACCAGTTGGCCTGCCAGATCTACTCCCCGGACAAGGGCAAGCCGTCCGCGTCCGAGGTGGAGAAGGCCCGCCGCAAGCTTGACCAGCTTGTGGAGAAGGGTCTCGCCCACAAGATCGTCAACGGTGGCGGGCGGGGGAGCCAGACGGGGTACGTGGCCGCGTTCTCCCCGTCCGGTGAAGTCGCCGAGGGGGCCTGACGAAGTGTCACCGATTAACTCACGCGAATGCTCACGATGCTCACGCGAACGCTGCAAAGAAACTCACGCGGAAACTCACGCAGCTCACGGTAACCGGCATCACCGCAGGTCAGAAAGTCACGCAGAAACTCACGCAGCTCACGATCACTCAGCGTACAAACTCACGGCAAATACTCACGCAGAAACTCACGCTGCTCACGGTTTCAGCGTTTTCGCAGGTCAAAAACTCACGCGAAAGTCACGCGCGTTGCTCACGCACCCCCTCTCTCTAAAGAGAGAGGAGGGGGTGCGACCCCGCGCAAACGCCACACACACCACAAGGGCACCCCCCGATACCGCGCTTACCCGGTTCCACCCGGACCCACGCGACATAGCCCAGGAAGCCCGCCGATGACCATCGCCGCCCTCCGCAACCTCCTCGCCGAGATCGACGCCCAGGGCGGCCCCGAAGCCGCCCGACGGTGGCGCCTCGACATCCCCGACACCGAAGGGACACCCGACCCGATGACCACCACGACCGATCCCGGCGTTCTGCCGCCGCTCGTCACTGTCCGCCCGCCGGCCCCGGATGAGGATCCGGAACGCCTGCCCGTCGGCCGGCTCCTCGCGTGGGGTGACCAGCGCGACGACCCCGAGGTGCAGGCGCAGGCAGCGCGGGCCCGTGCTGCTCTCGTCGGTCTGCGCGCTCGGTACGCCGCGGACCGGGAGCTGAGCGCGCTCGCCGCTGAGCGGGAGCAGCTGGAGCAGCGCCTGGCCGAAGTGCAGGCCCGGGAGCAGCAGCTGGCCCCCGTGAAGCCGAAGCGGAAGTCACCCGAGTACGACGCCCAGACGGTGCGCGCCTGGGCCGACGACAACGGCATCGAGTGCCCATCGCGCGGCCGCGTGCCGAAGCAAGTCCTCGAGGCATGGCGCGCGGCGCAGGCCGCGGAGTCCGCGTGATGCCGGAGGCCGCCCCTGCACCAATCAGGGGCGGCCGCCGAGCCCATCCCACCACACCACCCACCACCAGGAGTCACATCGTGAGCAAGCAGCCGGCCGGGCCCGCGTGCGGGAACAACCCGAACTACCGGATGAGCGACGGCGACCGCCAGGTCGTCGAGGACTTCAAGGCGTACCTCGTCACCAGGGCCGCTCTCCGTGACCGCATCGCCGAGACGCTGTACGCGTTCGATCACCCCAGCCGGATCGTGCCGCTGCGCGAGACCGGCATGGAGCCCGCCTATCAGGAGACTGCTGCCGCGGTCCTGGCCGTGCTGCCCGCACCCGACCAGCAGGCCGCCGAGGTGACGCGCCTCCGCAGCGAGTTGGCCAAGGCGCTGGAACGCAACGCCGCCGACCGATGCGCCGACTACGCCGCCGGCCTCCGCAAGGCCGCGGACTTCGTCGGCAACGACGACGACTGCGGCTGCGGAGGCTGCGACTCCTGCGTGCCGAACAAGCTCGCCGCCGAGCTGCGCCGCATGGCCGACGAGGCGCAGCCGGCCGAGACCGCCACCACCGGCCTCGCGACCCTCGCCGCCGCCCTCGACGGCCTCCACACCCTCATCGCCACCAGCAGCCGCGACTGGGGCGCCTATCGCGTCGACGCCTGGATCTGGGCCGTCATCTGCGGCTGGGACTGCGAGAAGACCGAGCACGACGACAGCTGCACGCACGGCGCGCTGGAAGAGATGGCCGGCATGCACGGCTGGGACGAGGCGACCGTGGCTAAGGCCCGCCGCTACCGGGCCGCGGTCCGCGCCCTGGTTGAGGCGCAGCAGGACGGAGCCCGCCCGTGATCTTCTTCGAAGCCGTCGGCACCCTCATCAGCCTCGGCCGCTGGATGGTCGCCTGGCTCGTCGTCCTCGCCGTCGTCGCCACTATGTGCCTCCTCACCGCGCTCGCCACCGGCGCCTACGCCGTACGCGTCGTCTGGCGTTCCACCAACGGCCCGTCGTGGGCGCGCAGTAGGCGTGAAGCCAAGCGTCTGGCCCGCGCGAGCCGCGACTACGACGAAGCCGCATGACCGGCCCGTCATCCACGCCCCGGGGCGAGCACACACCCGCCCCAGGCGTCACCTGGCAGACCGAACTGGAGCGCGTCGAGCAGCTCGTCGACGACGACACGCCAGACCCCCGACCGAACCGAGCCACCCGCCGCGCCCTCGCGCGCGCCACACGGAGGAACAAGTGACCATCGCCCGCTACCGCAAGAAGCCCGTCGAGATCGAAGCCGTCCGCGTAGTCGACACGCTCAAGGCCGCCAAGCACGAATGGAACAGCCTGCCGTCATGGCTCGCCACCGCCTACGAAACCGGCCACGTGCTGTTTCTCGACAACGCCGTCTCCATCGTCACCCTCGAAGGCGCCATGCGCGCCGAGCGAGACGACTGGATCATCCGGGGTGTCCAGGGCGAGCTGTACCCGTGCAAGCCCGATATCTTCCGCGCAACCTACGAGGCCGTGGACGAGGACGAGCACACCGGGCCGCTCGTCCCACCAGCCCTCAGGGCCGCGTTCCGGCAGGGCGACGCCGAGGCCGAGCGGACCCTCGCCATACTGGCCGGGCCTGAAGCAGAGCAGTACCGCGCCGCCCTGTCCGAGGCCATGAGGCTGGGCAACGGCGCACCATGGTCCGCCATCCGCGACCGCGCCTCCGAGCTGGCCGCCACGGAGCAGCGCGCCGCCCACGACGACGCCGAGCTGCGCCGCATCCGCCGCGACAGCCTTACCCGGGCCGAGCAGGCCGAGGCCGGGCGGCTCGCCGCCGACAACATGCTGCGCGCGGTCTGCGAGGTGTTCGGCGGCCCCCATCAGGACCCGATCGTGAAAGCGCGCGAGACACTGGCTCGCGCCGAACGGGCCGAGGCCGCCATCGAGCGGGTGCGCTCCCTCGTGGCCGGCATCGCCCACCCAACCTCGGCCGGCATCAGCGACTACGACCTCGGCCGCCACGAGATGGCGACCGCCGTAGTCGTCGCCCTCACCGACCAGCCAGCGCCCGACCAGAGCGAGGCAGCGACTGAAGCGACCGACACCGAGATCGCGCGCGCCGCGCTCACCGAGGTGTACTGGCCCATGGCCGACCTCGACCACCCACAGCACCCGGCCAACGCCGCACCACGCCGCTTCACCGCCGCACCGCGCGACCCCGAAGCCGAGCAGGCCGCCGAGGAGCGCGCCCGGGAGATGGCCGACCAACATGAGAAGACCGCCCGCGTGTTCGCCGCGCTCCACCGGTCCGCCGAGGGCACCGTGACCCGCGTCATCGACCTCTACGAGCAGTGGGTGAAGGCCGGCCCGCCGCCCCTCGGCACGAGCGTGTACCGCTGGTGGGACGCCCGGCTCGCCGAACTCCACAACGCCATCCAGCCGCCCGCCGACCAGGCCACGGAGAAGTGACCATGCGGATCTTCTACGACACCGAGTTCCTCGAGGACGGCCACACCATCGAATTGATCAGCATCGGCATGGTCGCCGAGGACGGCCGCGAGCTGTACGCCGTGAACGAGGACATCAGCAAGGACCCGCTCCACGAGCGAATCTGCAAGCACCAGTGGCTGATGGAAAACGTCATCCCGCACCTTCCGCTCTTCACAGGTGGCTCGGCCAAGGGACACGGACGCCTGTCGATGTCCTTGACCTACCGAGGCTTCTTCAACCTCGACATGAAGAGCAACACCGTCATGCCACCGAGAATGATCCGCAACGCCGTCCGCGACTTCGTCCTCGCCGCGCCCGACCCGCAACTGTGGGCCTGGTACGGCGCGTACGACCACGTCGCCCTGGCGCAGCTCTTCGGCCGGATGATCGACCTGCCCGAGGGCGTGCCGATGTGGACCAACGACCTCAAGCAGGAGGCCGCGCGGCTCGGCAATCCGACGTTGCCCGAGCAGCCAGACGGTGTGCACAACGCGCTGGCCGACGCCCGGCACAACCTGGTCCGCGCGCAGTACCTCGACGAGATCGCGAGGGCGAAGTGACCATGCAACCCTTCGCCTCACTCGGCCGGATCGTCGACTCCCGCCCCCGGAAGTGCGGTCACTCACCCGGCGACAACCCCGGCACCGACTGCCCCGCTGACGCCACCTGGCACATCATGTGGAACACCGGCGGGGAAGTCAGCCTCGCCTGCGATCCACACATGGACATTGCCCGCCGCTTTGTGTTCCTCGACTCCCACCGCATCGGCCCCGACTGCGACATGCCCGGCGCGCTCTGGGACTTCGATGGGAAGCGGTGCGTCTACCCCGACGAGCCCGCGGTCGAGACCGCAGCAGTCGAGCAGCCCGCGACCGTCTGAACATGACGAAGGGGCGCGCCCAGACCTCCCCAGATCCACAGCACGCCCCAACCGGTGCGATCACCGTACCGCCCGCCACCGACAGGACCCCATGACCGAGCTACCGCAGCCCTACGAGGTCACCGCCACACCCGGCTGGCCGCCCGTCGCGATCCCCGGCAGGCCCGGATGGTGGCGGCACTGCGGACCGAACGGCGAACAGATCGATCTGCCCACCAACGACCCGAGGAGAAAGAATGTCCAGCAACCGCCCGCCCCTCAAGGCCGCTGAGCCAGCGAACGACTGGCCACAGGCCGCCTCGCCGTCCAACGTGCTCGACATCCCTATCAGGAATGGCGTCTACGTCGTCACCCCTGCCATGGCGAAGAGCTGGCTCGAACACCGCAACCTCGAACGCAACCGCCGCTACAGCAGCACCATCGAAGCCAAGTACGCCGCCGAGATGCGCGCCGGCCTCTGGAAGACCACACACCAGGGCATCGCCTTCGACCACGACGGCTTCCTCCTCGACGGCCAGCACCGTCTCGGCGCCATCGTCCGCCTCAATCAGCCGATCCAACTGGACATCCGCGTCGACTGCGACCCCGACACTTTCGACGTCCTCGACACCGGGCACAAGCGCACTGCCCACCAGATGCTCGGATCACAAGCTCACGCCAAGGTCGTATCCGCTGCGGCTCGATTCCTCGGCGCCCTCGACGGAACGATCCGCACCGGACACATCCGCTCTGGAGTCTTCGCCGTCTCGCCCAGCAGCGCCGAGGTCCTCGCCGTTGTCGAGGCGTGGCCCGAGTTGGGAACGCACGCAGCGTCCGCCGTGTTCTGCCGGAGCAAGGGCCAGATCCTCGCAGCCCCGCACCTGGCGGTCCTCTCTCAGGCCGCCCGCACGAGGTACGCGGACAAGATCCCGATGTGGCTGGATGGTCTGGCCTACGGAGAGAACCTCACCGGCGCCGATCCGCGCCTCCACCTCCGGAACCGCATGGCATCGGAGCGAGCTGCTCTGAATCGGCAGCAGCCGACCGCTTACACCCTGATCGTGAAGGCCTGGAACGCCCACGCCCAGGGAGCGAGCATGGGCGTACTGCGCGTCCGAGCTGAAGAAGCGATTCCGAGCGTGATTGCCTGACCGAAACGGCAGGGGCGCCCTCACAGTCTGGCCGGACTGGGCGCCCCTTCGGTGGAACACATTGTACCGCCCTATGTGCCAAGGGGACGAACGATGACCACCACCGCCACCCACCTCCGCACCATCGCCCTCCACTGGACCGACCTCCACGAAGCCGCCGGCCAGCCCGTCACCGTCGGCGCCTTCGGCCTCGGCCTCCGCGGCTACCTCGCCCGCCTCGACGCCGCAGACCGCGACGAGTTCAACTACGACCGGAACCACGCCGCCCACCTCCGCACCCAGGAACGTGACCCGCTCCAACTCGGCGAACGCCCCATCCCCGTCCGCCTCCACATCCTCGACACCATGCGGCTGGTGGAGGCCGCGCTCAACGACACCGCCGACCAGATCGCATCATCCACGCAGCGCCCGCCCATGCCCTACGCCCCCGCCTCCTGGCCGGCTGCCGACCGCGCCCGCCGCAACGCCCTCGCCCACGCAGACCTGGCCGACCCGCGCCGCTGGAGGTGGACCGGACGCCGGCGCACCGCCCCGTACGTGGCGTTGTGGCTGCTGGCTCGGGTCGAGGACAAGGGTGGTCCGTTCCGGAAGCTGACCGGGGCCGAGCTCGGGCAGATCGGTGTCGTCGCGGACGGCGCCGCCGCCCGAATCGAGCAGGCCCTGGACATCGCGGCGCAGCAGCGGACCCTGTCGACACCGTGCCCGGACTGCGACGGCGCGGTCGACGTCCACGGCGGCGAGGGTCGGGTGCCCGTCGCACACTGCACCGGATGCGGCAGGATCTGGGCCGAGAGCGGGGTGATCGCGGCCTGACCCCGGACGCGTCGAAGCCCCCGCCTCGCTGGAGGTCGGGGGCTTCGGTGCGCGCGGGCTACGGCCGCCACTCGTCGCGGTAGCCGGGCCGGTCCGCGTACACGGCGGCTTTACGCTTGGTCCACCGCCCCAGCACGTGCAGCATCGCGGGCAGGTAGTCCGCCTCCCGACGCAGGGCGGCCACCTGGAACGGGTCGGCGCCCTCACCTGCTTCGGCGAGCCTGGCTGTCTCCCGCTGGTGAGCATCGTGGGCGGCCAGCACGCGCTCGTACTCGGCGAGCAGTTCGCGGTCCGCGTCGATCTCGCGCAGCACCCGCGCCGGATCATGGCGGGCGATCCGCGCGGTCCGCTCGTCCTCGTCGAACTGCGCGCGCAGCCACACCACCAGCTCATCCATCCTGCGCCTCCGCCTTCCGCTTCAACCGCCGAGCCATCTCGGCTGCCTCATGCCACACCTGCGCCTTGTCCTCCAGGGCATCGCTCATCTTCTCCTCGGCCAGCTTGGACAGCTCTCCCGCCCGCTCCTGCAGTGCCTCCACCACCTCGATGACAACCGCCGCCCGGAAGGCGTCGATCCTCTCGCTGGCTCGCTCAGAGTTCCCCGGGGAGTGCTCCTTGCCGTCCATGGCGAAGGCATAAAGATCACTGCGGGGATCCGTCGTCGTGGGCACTGGCTCTCCTTGTGGTGGCGGGGTGAGGTCCGTGCGCTTGCCGGGGCTCGGCGGATTCGCGGCGAACCACGCGGCCACCTCATCGGCGCGGAACCGGGGTCGTGTGCTGCCCTCGCCCTCGACGGGTTTCGGGAAGGTGCCGCGCGTCCGGTACGAGTGCACCGACTGCCGGCTAACCCCGTGCTCCTGCGCAATCTCCGTGACGGTCATCAAGCGCGGCACCCCCTCGTTCTCAGGGCTCTTGGGCACGGCAACATCCTTCCCGAACCTCTTGACGTTGTAAAGAGGTTCTGCCACTCTGGCACTGCACAACAAGTCGGCCCCGTCCCGCTGAGTTGGCGCTCCGGGACGGGGCCAGGCCCACCTCAACCATCACGAAAAGGCAGGCCCTCATGGCCAACCGTACCGACCAGCCCAACCACGAGCACAGCCCCCACACGGCCCGCGACTGCAACCTGTGCGCGAGCCTCCGCCACCCCGCCCGAGCCGCCGAAGGCCGCGCCCTCGACAAGCACCTCGCCGCCAACCCGCTCCCGCGCCAGACCGGCGGTGCGCGATGAGCGAGCAGGACGAGCGGGACCTCACCCCGCAGCCGAACCCGATCGTCACCGAGCCCGCCACGGCGGCCGCGTGCCAGCGCGACTACGACCAGGCCGGCGACGTCCGTGAGCGCCTCGGTTGGAAGGACGGGCAGAGCTGATGCGCGACCCCGGTATCTACAGCCCGCAGTTCGCGGACTTCGATCAGGCCGTCTACAGCCACCCCATCCTCACCGGCATCGACGAGACCGCCCGCTACGGCATGGAGTACAGCACCGACGGCGGCCGCACCTGGCAGCCCGATCCGCAGGCGTCCACGGTCTGCGGCGGGCACGTGCAGTCCGAGATCGCGTACGCGCTCCGGGCGGCCGGGGACTCCTCCGGCGACGGCGTCATCTCGCTGGACGGTTCCACGGTCACGGTCCGGCGCGGCAACGAGTGGACCCGCTGGATCCCGCCGCGAGGGGAGCGCGCCTGATGGGCTGGTTCAGCTCCGGCCGCGACCGACAGCTCGCCGCCACCCGGTACGTCGGCCGTGAGTCCGCCAGCGACCGCGCGGCCCGGCAGCGCCGCGACAACCACAAGCGGACCGGCGCCCGAGACGCCGCCCGCGCCGGCCAGGCCTGGGAGGACCGGGACCGCGCGGCTGAACGGGGCCGCCGCTGGTACCGGCCCGCCCGATAACCCACCGACCGCCGGCCCCTTCGCGTACTCCAATCCCCCCGTCCGCGAGGGGCCGGCCCCCGCTCCCGGAGAAGCACCGTGAACACGCCCCGCGCCACCGGCCGCCGACTCTCCCAGCCCATCCGACTCGCCTGGGGCCTCGTCCTCGGCATGCTCCTCGCCGCCGCCGCCTGGTCCCTCTCCGGTCAGCTCATGCACTGGGGCATGGGCCGCCTCCTCGCCTGGCCCCTGTCGATCATGTTCGACGCCGCCGGACTCATCTGCGCCACCTACGCCCGCCGCGCCGTCGAACGCGGCACCCCCGCCGGCCTCGCCCGCCTCGCGCTCCTCGCCTTCGTCGGCGTCGCCGGCCTCCTCAACTGGAACCACGGCCACGCCATCGGAGGCATCCCCGCGGCCGCCGGATTCGCTTCCCTCTCCGCCGGCGTCGAGCTGCTCTTCGAACTCCACCGCCGCGACGTCCGCGACGAGCAGCGAGCCGCCCGCGGACTCATCGCCGAACGGCTCCCGCACATCCCGGCACTCGGCTGGATCATGTACCCGACCCGGTCCTGGGCGACGCTGCGCCGCGCGGTCGGTGTCCGCCTCGACCTCCTCGACCCCGTCCAGAACGGGGACACCCTGTCCGCCCCGGACACGGACACCCGGCCGGACAACCGGCGCGCCGCCACTGTCCGCTCCGCTGTCCGGGCAGCCGCGGACACCCTCCCGGACGCCGACGCCGAGGACATCGTCGAGCACCTGTCCGCCGCCGGAATCGACACGGACACGGACACCGTCCGCACGATCCTCCAGGACAGCGCGGACAGCCGCCCGGACAGCAAGGACAGCAGGTCACAGCGTCCGTCCGTCCGCCCTGTCCGGCCGATCGCCCCGCCCGGACAGACCGTCGCGGACACCGTCCGGACAGCCCTCGCGTCCGGGATCACGGACAAGGACGCCGTCACCTCCTACGTCCGCACCGTCCACGGACAGCACGTCCCCGCGGACACCATCGCCCGCACCCGGCGCCGCATCGAGCGGTCGGCGTCATGACCGGGCCGGACGCGGACGAGCTGCGTATCCGCCACCTCCTCCGCGTCCGGCGTGTCCGCCCTTTCGGCCACCAGGAGCCCACCGTGTCCCTTCCTGAACCCCGCCGTCCCGTCACGCCGACCCGGGTCATCCCCGCGGGCGCGCCCCTGCCCGCGCGCGCACCCGAGCCCGGTGAGCTACCGCCGTGGCGCACCCCGCCCCCGCCGCCTCCGCCGCCCGTCGTGCCGGACCCCGTGCCGCGCCTGCCGGACCCGGCGCCGCAGCCGATGGTCGTCCAGCACGTCCACGAGGTCCGCGTCACCCTCGCGGACCCCGAGCCGCAGCCGGATCCGCCGATGTGGGCGCGCGCCTGGGACTGGGCATGGGGGCAGTTGTTCACCTGGCGGATGCTCGCCGCGGTCCTCGCCGCACTCCTGCCCTGGGCGTACGGCCGCAGCCCCGTCAGCATCTGGGCCCACACCGTCCACCAGGCCCGCACCGACACCGGGATCGGCACCGCCTACTTCATCGCTGGCGTCGCCATCGCCGCAGCGTGGGCGCTGGACCGGCATACCGGCCGCGTCGTCCCCCGGTTCCTCCTCGTCACCGCCCTCCTCGGCGGCCTCGGCGTCCTCTCCTGGCTCGACCCGATCCTCGCCCTCACCGGAGTCCACCCATCATGACCGGCACCACCACGGCCACCCTCGGCGGCCTCCTCGCCGCCCTCGTCATCCTCGTCGCCAACCTCCACCCCTGGTACCGCGGCGGCCGCGAGATGAAGCAACTCGCGGCGTTCGGGAAGGGCTTCACCGGCGCGGCACTCGCCGCCGCCTGCCCCGGCGGCATCCTCGGCTGGGCCCACACCCACACCGGCGGCATCGCCAACGGAGCAGGCACAAGCCTCGGCAAGGGCGCCACCGGCACCACACCCGGCAGCACCCTGACCAGCGGACGTCTCACCGGCCTCGGAGTGTCCGGCGCGATCGTCGTCGTCCTGGGCGTGCTCCTGGTCGCCCTCGCCTACAAGGCAGCGGGCAAAGCGGACAAGCGGCGGATCGTCGGCGGCGCGTTCGTCGGCAGCGTGTTCCTGCTGACCGCCGGCGTGGCCGGTGCCCTCACCTGGCTGCCGGGCGCCCTGAACGGCGCCGGCGACGCGGTAGTCGGGATGTTCCAGGGGGCGGGAGTCCTGTGAGCCGCCTCGCCCGCCCCGCCGCGCGGCTCGCCACCGGCTCCCGGCTGGCCGGCCGCCGTCTCGCCGCGCGCACCGCAGCGTGGGTCGCGCGGGGACGCCGCCCTGATCTCACCGGGTGGCGCGCCGCCCTCGGCTGCTGGCTGCGCCTCGCCGCGCTTGCCTTCGGCCTGTACCTGCTGTGGCGTCTCGTCCGCGCGATCCCCAACCTGATGTGGCTGCTGTCCGCGGCCTGGCTCGCCATCGCCTGGCGGGCCGGGAAACCCGCCCCCAAGGCCGCCTCTGACGCCCTCGACGACGCCCCCGCCACGCCCCCGCGAGAGGCTGCCCGCAGGCTCCTGCTCGACGTGATGGGAGAGGCCGACGCAGTGCACCTCCGCACCGTCCTCGTCCACCTCCAGAAACACGGTCAGTGGCAGGCCCGGAAGGTGGCCGATCTGAGGGTCCATCTGACCGCGCTCGGGGTGCCTGTCGACCGCGGCGTGAAGGTGGCCGGCGTGCCGACGTGGGGGGTCCGCCGACGCGACCTGCAAGCCCCTTCCCCGGCGTCCACCCCGGAGGCGTCTACCGCCCCGTCTACCGCCGCCTGACCTGCACGTCTACCGGCGTATCTACCGCGATCTACCGCCCGTCTACCGGCGTATCTACCGCCGGAGCAGCCTGCCCAGCCCCGCCGAGAGGAACTACCGATGGACGAGATCACGAGCCGGATGGCCGAGGCCGAGCTGGCCGAGGCGAAGGGCGACTACCGCGAGGCGTACCGCCTCTACGGCCAGCTCGGCAAGGACATCCAGGCCCGACACGGACGGTTCGATCCCCGGGCGCTCGACGCTTTCGAGGGAGTGGCCCGCTCGATCGGCAAGCTCACCACCTAGCCCCGGGACGGCCGTCCGCCTGCCAGCAAGCCGGCCGCCCCGGTCCCATCCCAACCACGAGACAGGAACCCCATCATGGCCTTCCGCCGATCCATCCCGCAGCAGGAACTGCGGGCCAAGATGACGCCCCAGCAGCAGCTTCAGCACGAGACGACCTACCAGGCGTCACGCGGGGGCCACTTCCCCGCCAAGGACAAGCCCGTCCCCGGCAACCCCCAGAGCAACCAGCACAACCCCAAGTAAGCGTGCGTGTCACAGATCAGGCACACCGCCTACACGGCACACCCACGGGCGCGCATGATGCCGCCCTGCACACCACACCTGGGGGGACTATGAAACACCGCACCATCCTCGTCGCCAGCGCGGCGGCGCTCGCCGTCGCAGGGATCATCACCGGCCTGGTCATCTGGCTCAACCAGCCGTCATACAACGACACTCTCGACGCGTGTGCCAAGGCACTGGACACGCAGTACAAGGCCGGCGGGCACGGTAAGCCCGGCGCGTGCCACGGGGTGAAGGACGACGACTACACCACGCTGGTCGCCAACGCCGCGATGGGGCATCTGGGGTGGCTGGACGACGACGGGAACCTCGACGAGAACAAGATGCTGGACTCGGTGACCGAGACCCCGTAACCCAGCCGCACAACGGCCCCGCCCTGGACTGCCCGGGCGGGGCCGTTGTGCACTCAGTTGCAAAATCGCCGATCATGCCGCACCATGGGCCGCAGATCTGGCATGCCCGGAAACGGAAACATCCGAGACGGCATCATGACCCCCACACCACGTCCTAGGGGGGACATGAACACCAGACACACCGCAGCCGCCCTCAGCACCGCGGCGCTCCTCGCCCTCACCGCCTGCTCCACCAGCAGCAGCTCCACCCACCCGGACAAGACGCCCGCCAGCCACACCGCGACTAAGCCCACCGGGCTCACCGCGAAGCAGGCCGCCGCCAAGCTCGCCGACGCAACCGGCGTCACCACCCTCGGCCACCCGACCGACAACACGGCCTCGTGCTCGAACAAGGCGGCGGGCAAGGACCCGAGCCCGAACGACTGCACCCAGCTGATCACCACGGACACCGTGTCGATCTCCGAGTACAAGACGCCCGCCGTCGCCGCGCACTGGGTCAAGGCGATGAAGGTCAACGGGGACTGGCGGCAAGTCGGCAGGTTCGCCCTCTCCTGGACCGCCCGCGATCAGAAGCTGACCTCGGACGAACGGCGCGCGCAGCTGGTGACGGCGCTGAAGAAGGCCACCGCGAACGACGCCTGACCCGCACCCCACCGACTGGCCCGGCCGCTTCGCTCACGGCCGGGCCTTCGCACGCCCGGGAGGAGGCAGCATGCCCAACCCGCCCAACAAAGGAGGCCTCCACGGCAACCAGCGGGCCGTCGACGAAGACGACTACCGGCAGGTCGCCGCCCTCCACGCCCAAGGCCTCGGCCGCAACGAGATCGCCCGCCGCATCAACCGGGCGCAGCGCACCGTCTCCGTCATCGCCGCCGAACTCGGCCTGGCCTTCGACGTCACCATGACCGAAGAAGCCACCCGGCACCGCGTCGCCCAGCTCGCCGCCCTCCGCGCCGACACCGCGATGGACCTCCACCTCGACGCGTTGAAGCTCACCCAGTCCATGTGGGAGCCCGCCACGATCTTCAATTTCGGCGGCAAGGAGAACACGTTCAACTCCGAGCCGGTCGACGAACCACCGCCCATCGACAAGAAGAACCTGATGGCCGCCGCCGGCATCGCCCTGGAGAAGTCCCTCAAGCTCGTCCCGCCCGCCGACGACACCGGCGCCGAAGACGCCCGCTCGATGCTCGGCCAGCTGATGGTGGGGCTGAAGACGGCGTACGAGCAGGCCGTGAGCGAGGAGGGCAGCGCCGGCGAGGAGGCGGAAGGTGAGTCTCCTTGATGCACTGCCCCTGTCCCGCAAGCAGATCATCTCGGTCGTCGAGGCCACCGCGCGGATCAACGCGTGGGAGGGCAGCGTCCGTTCCGGGAAGACGATCGCGTCGCTGATCTGCTGGCTGGCGTTCGTCGCTGACGCCCCGTCCGGCGGCGAGCTGGTGATGGTGGGCCGCACCCGGGACTCGCTGTACCGGAACGTGATCCAGCCGCTGACCAACCCGGAGATCTTCGGGCCGCTCTCGAAGCAGATCAAGTACAACCCGGGCGCGCCGATCGCGTACATCATGGGCCGCACCGTCCACGTCCTGGGCGCCAACGACGCGAAGGCCGAGCCGAAGGTCCGCGGCATGACCTGCTCGGGCGCGTACGTGGACGAGGCGACGACGCTGCCGAAGACCTTCTTCGACCAGCTGCTCGCCCGTTGCTCCGTCACCGGGGCGCGGGTGTTCACCACGACCAACCCGGACAACCCGGCGCACTGGTTCCGCAAGGAGTACCTGAAGCGGCCCGTCGAGACCGGCCTGAGGTCGTGGCACTTCACCCTCGACGACAACCCGTACCTCGACCCGGCGTACGTCGCCTTCCTGAAGACGACCTACACGGGCCTGTTCTACCGGCGGAACATCCTCGGGCACTGGGTGCAGGCCGAGGGCGCGATCTACGAGGCGTTCGACCCGGAGCGGCACGTCACCGTCGACCTGCCGCGCATCGACCGCTGGCTGTGCGACGCGATCGACTACGGCACCACCAACCCGTACGCCGACCTCCTGATCGGCCTGGGCGCCGACCGGCGGCTGTACGTCGTCTCGGAGTACCGGTGGGACTCGCGGGCCGAGCGGCGGAAGATGACCGACACCGAGTACAGCCTGGCCCGCCGGCGCTGGCTCGCTGGCGTGCCGCAGCCGACGACGAACGTGATCGGCGTGGCTCCGGAGTGGACGATCGTCGACCCGTCGGCGGCTTCGTACATCGAGCAGCTGCACCGCGACGGCGTGTCCGGGGTGACCGCCGCGGACAACGCGGTGGTCGACGGGATCCGCACGGTGTCCTCACTGTTCGCGGGTGACCGGCTGCGGATCCACCCGTCGGCGGCCGGGCTGCTCGAGGAAATCCCGGGCTACTCCTGGGACGACGACGCTGCGGAGAAGGGCGACGACAAGCCGATCAAGCAGGACGACCACTCCTGTGACGCGCTCCGGTACGGGGTGCGGACGACGGAGGCTCTGTGGCGGCCGCACATTCCGATGCTGCTGGAGGTGGCTGCCTGATGGCCGATAACCCCACGCCGATCACCCCTGGCGCGGCGATCGAGAACGCGGCCCGGCTGCTCCACGCGGCCGAGCTGGAGACGAACATCATGCTGATGGAGCGGCTGGACGAGCTGGCCACGTCGTGGCTGAGCCTGGCGCATCTGCTGATGGAACGGGAGGGCGTCTGATGTCGTTCATCGACGGCTTCCCGCAGACCGTCACCCTCAAGCAGATGCAGGAGGCCTGCGCCGCACTGGGCCTGCCGGCCCGGCATCTGGTCGCCCTCTCGATGGACGTCCAAGACGGAGTCGTGGCGGTGCTCCACGTGGCCAACGACGACGGACGGATCCTTGCCCATCGGGGTGCCCCGTTGATAACCGAGCTTCATATCCCTCGGGGCGAAGAGGAGGTGCCCGGTGCCGCTGCCGACGGATGACATGGCCTGGCCCCCGCACCACCTCAAGCCCGCCCTCGACGCCATGCACACCTGGGACACCTGGTGGTCCGGCGACCCCGACCGCCTCGAAGTCCTCTACGGCGGCAGCACCGGCGGCGGCCCGGACCCGAAGCGGCTGCAGTACTCCGGCGGAGTCGTCGGCCGCCTGGCCCGCTGGTGGTGGGGCACCCCCACCGCCCCGGGTGAGCGGCGCACCAAGCTGCACGTGCCGATCGCCGGTGACCTGTGCGGCGGGTCGGCCGATCTGCTGTTCTCCGAGCCGCCGAAGCTCACCGTCGAAGACGACACCACGCAGGCCCGGCTGGACGAACTCGCCGATGACGGGATGCTCGCCACCCTGCAGACCGCCGCCGAGGTCGGCGCCGCACTGGGCGGGGTGTACCTCCGCCCGGTCTACGACGTCGACCTGGCGGACCGGCCATGGCTCGACGCCGTCCACGCCGACCGCGGCATCCCGGAGTTCCAGTGGGGGCGGCTGTCCGCAGTCACGTTCTGGCGGGTGGTCGGCGAGCAGGACGGGCAGGTGTGGCGACACCTCGAGCGGCACGAGCCGGGCGTCATCCTGCACGGCCTGTACCAGGGCACGAAGGACAAGCTCGGCCGGCCGGTTCCGCTCGAGGACCAGCCGGCCACCGCCGCCTTCGCGGCTCTGGTCAACACGGATGGGGCGATCCCGACCGGCTATGAGGGCCTGGACGTGGTGTACATCCCCAACCAGTCCTCCCGCAGGTGGCGCTGCAAGCCCAAGCTGCAGGAGCTGGGTCGGTCTGACCTTGACGGTGTCGAGCCGCTCATGGATGCCCTCGACGAGACCTACTCCAGCTGGATGCGGGACCTCCGTCTTGGCAAGGGCCGCATCGTGGTCCCGGACTCCTACCTCCAGTCGAACGGGCCCGGGCGGGGATCCTCCTGGAACCCCGACCAGGAGGCGTTCGCCGGGCTGAACCACCTGAACCGCGGCGGTGACATGACGCTGACGGTGGCCCAGTTCCAGGTCCGGGTGAGCGAGCACCAGCAGACCGCCGAAGACCTGGTCAACCAGATCCTCCGCAGCGCCGGCTACTCGGGGCAGACGTTCGGGCTCGGTGGGGACGCTGCGGCGACCGCGACCGAGGTGGTCGCTCGGGAGCGGCGGAGCATGACGACCCGCGGCCGGAAGATTCTGCGGTGGCGTCCGGCGCTCGGCCAGGTCATCGAGGCGCTCCTCACAGTCGACCAGCAGGTGTTCGGCGGTGGGCTGAAACCGCAGCGGCCGACGATCGAGTTTGAGGACTCGGTGCAGGAGGATCCGCTGTCTCTGGCGAACACGGTCAACGTGCTCGCGCAGGCGACGGCCGCGTCGGTGGACACGAAGGTCCGCTGGGTGCACCCCGAGTGGAACGACGACCAGGTGCAGGCTGAGGTGGGCCGGATCATGCGTGAGAACGGGATGTCCGTCCCCGACCCGATGCAGACTGGCGAGCTGCCGTGACCGGGCTCGGCATCCTGCTCGCGCACCTGGCCGGGGACTACCTCATCCAGTCGGACTGGATGGCGAACGAGAAGACGAAGCGCTGGTGGCCAGCTTGGGCACATGCGATCACGTACGGCCTGCCGTACGTGCTGGTCACCCATGCGCCCCTCGCGCTGGCCGTCATCGTCGTCACGCATGCCGTGATCGACCGATACCGGCTGGCCCGGCACATCGTCTGGGTGAAGAACCTGCTCGCCCCGAAGGTGTATCGGCACCCCTGGGCGGAGTGCTCGGCGACGGGCTACCACCGGAGCCGTCCGCCGTGGATGACCGTCTGGCTGATGATCATTGCGGACAATACGGTCCACCTGGCGATCAATGCCGCTGTGGTGGTGTGGCTCGGGAGGTGACGCGATGCCCGTGTCCCCGGCCCTGTCCGAAGACCTCGCGGCGGCCGTCGCCGACCTGTACGAGGCCGCCGAGGGAACCCTGATCGAGACGATCCGCAAGGCCCTCGATCAGGGCTGGGACAGCCCCCTGTGGGCGCAGCTGCGTCTCGCCCAGCTCGGGCAACTCCAGACGGCGATCAACGAGATCATCGCCGCCCTGCAGGCCGACGCCACCGGCGCGATCCACCAGGCCGTGGCCGAGGCGTACGACCGCGGCAGCCAGGCGGCCGTCGCCGAACTCGGGGCGCTGGCCCCCGGCGTGCACTCGATCCCGGCCGGAGCGCAGGCCATCGACCGGCTCGCCCGCGCCGTCGTCGACGACACCGGGCCCGTCTACCTGCGGATGCTCCGCACGAGCACGGACGTGTACCGCAACGTGATCGCCCGCGCTTCCGCTCCCTCTGTCCTGGGTGCGCAGACCCGTAGGCAGGCCGCCCAGTCGGCCCTGAACCAGTTCGCGGACCGTGGTGTGACCGGGTTCGTCGACAACGCGGGCCGCTCCTGGGAGCTGCGCTCCTACGTGGAGATGGCGATGCGGTCGGCGACCGCCCGCGCGGCCGTCGAGGCGCACTCCGACCGGCTCGGCGAGGCCGGAGTCGAGCTGGTGATCGTGTCGCAGGCCCCGGAGGAGTGCCCGCTGTGCCGGCCGTGGGAGCGGAAGATCCTCGCGCGCACGGGCGCGCCCGGGAAGCGTGAAGTGCAGGTGGAGCACGCCACCGAGGACGGCGAGATGGTCACCGTGACGGTGGCCGGGTCGCTGCCGGAGGCCCGCGCGGCCGGACTGCTCCACCCGAACTGCCGGCACACCGTGTCCGCGTACATGCCGGGGGTGTCCCGGGTACCGAAGGCGCAGCCGTCCCGGGGAACGTACGAGGACACGCAGAAGCAGCGGTACCTGGAGCGGCAGACCCGCAAGTGGAAGCGGCGCGCGGCGGCCGCCGTCGACGACCAGGAGCGGAAGAAGGCGAACGCGAACGTGCGCGCCTACCAGAAGAGGATCCGCGAGCTGGTCGCCGACACCGGTCTGCCCCGCAAGTCCCACCGCGAGCAGCTCGCCACCGCCCGCTAGGCGATGGCGTCCAGGTCGTCGAGCACCCCCGCCAGTGAAGACGGGCCTGCCATAAACCATGGGCTGTCGGGGCCGCCCGGTGCTGCGGCTTGCGCGCGTCGCGTCCGCTCATGGACGGCAACGTACGACGCCGTGAACGACCCCACCTCGTCGGATCGGTCGGCATCAGCTGCTCTGGCGATTGCATTGAGGAGCGCAACCTGCGCCCTCTCCGCCGCTGCCATTTCGTCGCTCTGCTCAGTCATGGGCCGAACGTAGCGGAATCCACGGGCCCTGACGTCGCAGATCCGCCCGCCTCATCCCTGCGGGCACCTCAGGTTTCCGGCCGCCGGGCGCGGCCGGGGTTGCAGTACGGCCCTGCCAGGCGCGGGGCCTTCCATCACGCGCACCGGGAGTGCACGACATGCAGAAGCGGACTCTTCCTCGGCTGGCTGGTGCCGGCTGGGCACACCCTTACCGCACGGGCCCTTTCGACCCGTACCTGTACGCCGACGGCGGGGACGGAGGCGACTCCGGATCCGGCAGCGACGACACAGGTGACGACGACGGGGCGGACGACTCCGGGGACGACGACGGTGCCGGCGGGACCGGCGACGACGACACTTCCGGCGACGATGACGCGGGCAAGGACACCAAGGCGAAGCCGAAGCCACCCGTCAAGAAGGACGACGAGGACCCGGCCGCGACGATCGCCCGGCTCCAGAAGGAGCTGAAGGCCGCGAACGGCGATGCCGCGAAGGCTCGCACGAACGCGAAGAAGGCCGCGGCCGACGAGGCCCGCACGGAGATCGTGCAGGAACTCGGCAAGGCCCTCGGCCTGATCAAGGACGACAAGGACACGCCGCCCGACCCGGCTGCGCTCACGGCGCAGATCGAGAAGGCCACGGCGGCGCACAGGGAGACCGCAGTCGAACTGGCGGTGTACCGGGGGGCGTCGAAGTACGGCGCCGACCCGGATGCCCTCACCGACTCCCGGGCGTTCCTGAAGTCCATCGCTGGCCTCGACCCCTCGGACGAGGAGTTCGCGAAGAAGGTCGGTACCGCGATCAAGCAGGCGGTGGCCGACAACCCCAAGCTCAAGGCGCAGGGCCAGGCGCCCGCGCGCAGCTCCAGCGATTTCTCCGGCAGCTCGGAGAAGCCCAAGAACGGCAACAGCATTGAGGCGCAGCGTGAGGCCCGCCGCAAGGCGCGCAGCTGAGTCTCCACTCACAGTTAGGAGGCCCCCGTGGCCAACTCCTTCCTCACCCCTGACCTGATCGCCACGAGGGCGCTCGCCACGCTGTACGACACAACGGTCATGGCGCAGCTCGTGCACCGCGACTACGACGCCGACTTCCGTGGCCGGCAGGGCGACACCGTCACCGTCCGCAAGCCGGCCGTGTTCACGGCGGCGGAGTTCAACCGCGGCACCGGCATCGTGTCGCAGAACGCCGTCGAGGGCAGCGTGGACGTCACGCTGAACCACTTCTCCGACGTCTCCTTCACGGTGACGACCGAGCAGCTCAACCTGGAGATCGAGGACTTCGGTACCCAGCTCCTCGACCCGGCGATGGAGGCGATTGCCCAGAAGATCGACACCGACCTCCTTGCGCTGCGGGACGACATCGTGCAGAGCACGCAGGACGTGGACAGCCCGCACGCGACGACGGCACCCGAAGTGCTGATCGACGCGGGCATCGTCCTGAACCAGGCCAAGGTTCCTGCGGCGGAGCGGCGAGCCGTTATCGGCCCGGCGACGAACGGCCGTTGGCTGGACTCCAACGTCCTCAAGCAGGTCAACGAATCTGGCAGCACCGACGGCCTGCGCGAGGCGTATGTCGGGCGGCGCCTGTTCGGGTTCGACCCGTACTGGACGCAGCATGTCGAGTCCCCGGAAGAGGGCGTCGCCTTCCACCGCACGGCTTTCGCGCTGGTGATGCGGCCGCTGGAGGTGCCGCCGGGTGCCCAGGATGCCGTGATCATGGATTACAAGGGGTTCAGCCTCCGCGTGGTCTACGACTACGACATCAAGTACAAGCAGACCGTCGTCTCGGTCGACTGCCTGTACGGCACGAAGACCCTCGACGCGAACCGGGCCGTCATCCTGGCCGACGCCGGTTCCTGAGCCTCCCTTCCGGGGAGTGGGTGGCGGTGAAAGGGGGGCGTCGATGCGCTGTGTCGTGCTCGGCGCTCCCCGGCCGCTGCACCTGAACCGGTGGAAGGACTGCCTCACCGAAGGCGGGACCGAACTCGGCTGGGACATGCTGCACCTGCCCGCCCGGGGCATCCCCACCGACCAGGTCATCAGCGCCTGCCGGGGCGCCGACATGCTGATCTGGGCCCGCACCCACGGCCACAACCCGGCCGGCGACATCCCCGGCATGCTGTGTGCCATCGAGGACGCGGGCACCGCCACGGTCGCCCTGCACCTGGACCTGTACTGGGGGATCCGCCGGCGCGAGCAGCAGATCGGGATGGACCCGTGGTGGTCGTGCCAGTGGGTGTTCACCGCCGACGGCGGCCACCAGGCCGAGTTCGCCGCCCGTGGCGTCAACCATTGGTGGCTGCCGCCGCCGCTGGGCCGCCGCTGGCTCGGCCGCTCGGCCCCGGACCGGCGTCGCTTCCCCGGCCGGACGGTGTTCGTGGGCGGCTACTCGCCGGGCATCCACGGCCAGCACCGCGCGCAGCTGCTCACCTGGGCGCGCCGCCGGTACGCGTACAGCTTCCAGCAGTACGGCCGGGGCCGCCCGGTGTGGGGGAAGGATCTCGGCACCCTGTACGCCTCCGCCGAGGTCGTCCTCGGCGACTCGGCGCCGGCCGCCCGCTATTGGTCGGACCGGATGGTGTGCACGATGGGCCGCGGCGGACTCCTCGCGCACCCGCGCACGGAGGGCATGACGGACCTCGGCTTCACCGATGAGGTGATGCTGACCTACGAGCGGGGCGACTTCGCGGGGCTCGGCGAGCGCATCGACTCACTGACCGCGGCTGACCGGCGGGCGATGACGGATGCGGCGATCACCCTGATCGGGGAGCGGCATCTGTGGGAGCACCGGCTGAAGGACATCGCGGAGGTGGTGTTCGGGTGCGGGTGATCATCGCGTGCGCCGGGTCGCAGACGAAGTGGGGCAACCACCTCGGTGTGCCCTCCCACCTGGTGCCGCTGCGCGCGCATCACGGGGTGCCGCTGCTGTACCGGACGGTCGGCCAGGCCCGCGAACTCACCGGCGACGTGCACCTGACCTGCCCGGCCGGCGACGTCCGCTACAAGCTGCCCGGCGTGACCGTGCACGAGCAGGACGGTGGCGCGCCCTCGGAGTACGCGGCCACCCGCGACCTGTGGAACCCGCGCGGCCGAACGGTGCTGCTGCTCGGCGACGTCTACTTCACCGACCGGGCGATGGACACGATCGGCGGTTTCCGCCCGCAGACCTACCGTGTGTTCGGACGCCCCTACGGCAGCCGGATCACCGGCACCCCGTATGGGGAGATTTTCGCCGCCTCGTGGTGGCCCGCCCAGCATGCCCGCATGGACAAGCGGCTCGCCCACGTCCACGAGCTACGCGCCGCGGGGATCGTGACCCGGCCGCCGGGCTGGATGCTGCTCCGGTCCTGGCAGCAGACCCGCATTGATCAGCACATCGTGACCGGTGATTGGTTCACCCCGATCAACGACCTCACGGACGACTTCGACACGCCGCGCGACTTCGCCCGGCACCCAGTAACCCGGGAGGCGCCCACGTGGCCAACGTCATGAGGGCCTTGCCCGCCCTGCTCCAGCAGCTCGGCTGGACGCCGCAGCACCTCGTCCACGTCGGCGCCCACGAGGGCCAAGAGATGCCGTTCTACCGGGAGGCCGGCATCCCTCGGATCACGCTCGTCGAGCCGATCCCGGCACTGGCCGCACGCCTGCACCGCGAGCATCCGCAGGCGATCGTCCACGAGTGCGCGTGCGCGCGCACGCCCGGGCGTGCGCGCCTGCACGTGATGGCCCGCACGAACCTGTCGACGCTCGCCGCGCCGCAGCGCGGTGACCGCCTGGCCGACACGATCGACGTGGAGGTGCGCCGCCTCGACGACCTCGCCCCCGACGCTGACGCCGCGGTCATCGACGCGCAGGGCCGGGAACTGGACGTGCTCTCAGCAGCCCCGTGGGACAGCCTGCGCATGGTGATCGTGGAGACGTGCACGGTCGACGACGCGACGATGGCCGCACCCTACGGCGAGACCTCCGCCGTGATGGCCGAGCGTGGCTTCTTCGAGGTAGACCGCTGGGTCCGGGACTACGACTGGCTGAACCGCTGGGCCCGCGGTCCCGGTCAGGCGCCGCGCGGCGGAGAGGTCCGCGACGTCGTGTTCTACCGGCAGCCGTCGTGAACGTCGCCGTCCTGGTGCCGTGGCGGCCGGACGGCGGCCCCCGGCAGACGGTGTGGGCGTGGATGCGCGGCCAGTGGGCTGCCGCGCACCCGGGCTGGGAGATCGTCACCGGGGCATGCCCTGACGGCCCGTGGTCGAAGGGCGCAGCGATCGCGGACGCGTTCCGCCAGACGGACGCCGACGTCCTGGTCGTCGCCGACGCGGACGTGTGGTGCATCGGTACTCCGTTCGCCGTCGACGCTGTGGCCTCCCGACGGGCCCGGTGGGCGATGCCCCACCAGCTCGTCCGCCGCCTCACCGCCGACGCCACCGAGGCTGTCCTCCGGGGCGCGCCCATGACCGGCCAGCCCACCGTCGAAACCCACCCGGGCGTCCCCGGCGGCGGCATCGTCGTCCTTGCCCGCCAGGTTCTCGAGGGCGTGCCCCTCGATCCGGCGTTCACCGGCTGGGGGCAGGAAGACCAGGCGTGGGCGCTGGCCCTGACGACGCTCGCCGGGCCGATGTGGCGCGGCACCTCAGACCTGTTCCACCTGTGGCATCCGCCGGCCCCGCGCCGTACCCGTGCGGTCGGCTCACGCGAGTCGCTGGCCCGTTACCGCCGATACCAGCAGGCCTCCGGCCAGGCCGCCCAGATGCGGCAACTGGTGGCCGAGTTCTGCCCGACACCCTTGAAGGGGACCCCGATGGCCTACCGCTACCGCAACGACAACACCGGCGACGAGGTGGAGTACGAGCACCCCAACGCCCGGCTGGAGATGCTGCCGAACTGGCAGCGGATCCCCGTCCCGGCGGCCGACCCGGAGCCCATGACGCCGCCGGCCCCGAAGGAGCCGGGCGAGCGGCCGGCGCAGCAGGACCCGAAGGCCGCCTGGGTGGAGTACGCCACCAGCCGCGCGCAGGACTCCGGAGAGGTCGCTGAGATCGCCACCCTGACCAAGGCCGAGCTGATCGACCGCTACGGCAAGGAGTAGCCAGCTGTGAGCAGGGTCTACGCCACCGTCGACGACTATCAGACCTTCACCGGCGAGACCCCGCCCGACGGCACGGACCGGCGGCTGTCCACAGCGTCTCGCATGCTCGACCGGACGATCCTCCGCTTCTGCCGCTACGACGTCGACGACACCGGCCTGCCCACCAACACCGTGGTGGCGGCCGCGTTCCGCGACGCGGTATGCGCGCAGGTCGCATGGTGGGGGAACGTCGGTGACCCGTCCGGCGCGGACGCGGTCGGCTGGGGCACCCTGGCGATCGGCTCCGTCAACCTCGGCCGCAACGCGACCGCCGTGTCCGGGGACGACGCACCGGCCCGCCAGCTCGCCCCCGAGGCCGCTGACGCCCTACAGTCCCCGGACCTGACGCCGGACATCTTCCGCCTCGGCGCGGTGACGTCATGCTGATCCCACGCGTCCTCATGCGGCACGAGATCACCGTCGAGGCGTACTCGGGTGAGTCCAGCACGGGACCCCTGTACGAGGCCCCGACCGTGGTGCGCTGCTTCGTCGACGAGCAGACCCGCGCCGTCCGCTCCCCAGGCGGCGAGCAGGTCACCTCCTCCTCAACCGCATACGCCGACCCCGGCACCAGCGCCCCGGCCCTGTCCCGCGTCACCCTGCCGTCCGGCCGTACCACCACGGTGATCGCCGCCCTGGACCGCAACGGCGGCGGCCTGCCGACACCGGACCACGTGGAGATCCAACTCCAGTAGGAAAGGGGGGCCATCATGGCGGCGCGTTTCGTCCTCCGCTTCAACGCGGGCCCCGTCCGCCGGGAGCTACGGACCGGCGCCGTCCGGGGACTGCAGCTCGGTGCCGAGCATGTGCTGACCAAGTCGCAGGAGGTCGTGCCGCTCGACGAGGGCCCGCTGCAGAACTCGGGTACCACCTCCGTCGACGCATCGTCGCTGACCGCGGCGATCGCCTACGACACGCCGTACGCCGTACGCCAGCACGAGAACTTGGAGTACCGGCACGCCCCGGGCCGCACCGCGAAGTACCTGGAGACCCCCCTCAACGCCTCCCGCGCCGAGGTCCTCGCGCTGGTCGCCGCGCAGATGCGGAGGTCCCTGCGGTGAGCCACGACTCCGATCTCCTCCAGGGCATCGCCGAACGCCTGGATACCGCCGGCGTCGGCGTGTACGACCCGGACAGTGCCCTGTCGGCCGACGGCACAGGCATCGTCCTCGGCAAAGTGCCGGACGGCCCGGACCGGGTTCTCGGCCTGACCCTGTACCCGGTCACCGACGACGACTCCACCGACTCCGTCACGGGCGTGCAGGCGCGCATGCGCGCGGGCGTGAACCCGCTCGACGTCATCGCCCTGGCCGACGCGGTGTTCGACGTCCTCCACAACGCCCGCTCCTACACCGTGCACGGCGTGTGGGTGGAGGTCTCCTGGCGGAACTCCCAGTCGTGGATCGGCCAGGACACCAGCGGCCGCCAAGAGATCGCCGCGAACTACTACTTCCGGACGGTTCGGTCCGGGACCCACCTGAACCCCTGAGGAGGACGGGATGTCCACACCCACCGAGACCGAGCTCGCACGCGACTGGCGCCTGGAGATCAACATGGGCACCGACGACGTGCCCGACTGGCAGCTGTGCCCTGGCGTGCGCGAGTTCCAGCCCAGCAGCGACCCGAACATCGAGGACAGCTCCGACTACGACTCCGACGGCTGGGCCGGGAACACGAAGACCGCCCAGGCCTGGGAGCTGTCGGTCACCATCCGCCGCAAGGCCGACAAGACCAGCAAGGTGTACTCGTCGGTGCATGAGGCGATCCGGCTCGCCCACTACGCGTACGGCGACGCCAACCTGGTGCACCTGCGCTACATGAACCGCGACGGGCTCCCCGAGGCCTACGAGGGCAAAGCCATCCCGCAGTGGGCGCCGTCCGGCGGCGAGTACTCCGCGCTCGGCGAGGTCGAGATCACCTTCACCGGTGACGGGCCGCTCACCGCGATCGACAACCCGCTGGCAGGGAGCTGATGGCCGCCCAGTTCGAGGCCCTCGGCGACTTCCTCGACGACTATCTGGAGCTGCCCGTCCGCTGCGAGGACGGGCAGATGCGCACCTTCCGTATCCCGTCCCCGCCGGCCAAGGTCGGCCTGCGCGTCGATCAGATCACCAAGACCGCCGCCCAGGTGTTCCTCGGCGGCACCGACGTGGACACCGCCGTCCTCGACGACGACGAGGAGAAGGACCTCTTCCGTCTCGTCCTCGGCCCCGTCCACGACGAGATCGCCGCCCATCTGGGCTGGACACGGTTCCGGCACGTCGCCCTCACCGCCATGGTGTGGATCCTCAACGACCGGGACGCGGCCGCGAAGTTCTGGGCCGGTCGCGACCCTTCTCTCCTGGCCCCGAACCGGGCGGCCCGTCGGCAGCGGAACTCTCAGCGCTCGGAGTCGGCTGCGGCGAATACGACCCGGTCACGGGGCTCTACGAGTGGTACGAAGGCGGGCGGCCAACGGCGTCGCAAGCCCGGCGGCAAGGGCCGCGGCTGACCCGCACTGACCTGCTGGAGCAGTGGCCCCTGGTTGAGGCCGACTTCCAGGACACCTACGGCCTCGACCTCAGCACCCCCGACCTGCTCGACGCCCGGTCGTGGCGCTGGTTCCTCACCCGCCTGTACGGGCTCCTCGCCGCAGAGACCCGGCTCTCCAGGCACTTCGCACCTCCCCCGCCCAAGCAGCCCCGTTCACGGAGGAGGTAGCCATGGCCCTCGTCGTCGGCGAACTCACCGCCCTCATCACCCTCGACGACTCGGCCGTGGACCCGGCACTGCGCCGCACCCAGCAGGCCATGCGGCAGGCCGGACAGCAGCTCGGCCGGGCCGCCGACGACGCCGGACAGCAGGCCGGGCAGGAACTCGGCGGGGGCTTCGTCCGCGGCGCTGACGGCCGGTGGCGGGACATGCAGGCCAACCTGGTGGACGCCGTCACTGCGGCCACCCTTGAGGCCGAGTCGAGGGCCCGCCGTGGCGGCCAGCAGGTCGGGCAGCGCTTCGACGACGGCGTGGAGCGGGGCGCCCGGCAGGCCGGCGACGACCTCGCCGACGGCGTCCGCCGCGGCGCCGGTGACGCCGCCGATGCGGCTGCGGACGCGGGTGATGACGCCAGCGGATCGTTCCTGGACCGGATGCGGGGCAGCACCTCCGACGGCATCGGGGAGATCGCGGGCAACATCCGTGAGGGCCTGGCCTCCAAGCTGGGCCTCGCCGCTGTGGGCGCGGCGGCCGGCGGCGCTCTGATGTCGGCCCTGAACGAGGCCGTCGAGCAGGAGAAGATCGCCGACCGGCTCGGGGCGAAGCTCGGTGCGACGGGCCCGCAGGCCCGGAAGTACGGGCACATCGCTGGGAAGCTGTACGCGGACGCGGTGACCGAGGACTTCGAGGGCGCAGCCGACGCGATCGGTGCCGTGATGGGGGCGGGCCTGGTCGACCCGACCGCGACGAACAAGCAGATCCAGTCGATCTCCACGAACGTCGCGGACCTGGCAACGACGTTCGACCAGGACCTGGGTGGCGTCGTCAACGCGGTCTCGCAGATGGTCCGCACGGGCCTGGCGAAGAACAGCAAGGACGCCCTGGACATCCTGACCAAGGGCTTCCAGTCGTCGGCGAACAAAGCCGATGACTTGTTGGACACGTTCAACGAGTACGGCACCCAGTTCAGGAAGGCCGGCGTGTCCGGGGCGCAGGCGGTCGGGCTGATGAACCAGGCCATCCAGCACGGTGCCCGGGACGCGGACATCGCCGCCGACGCGATCAAAGAGTTCTCGATCCGCGCGGTCGACGGGTCGACGACCACCGCGCAGGGCTTCAAGGCACTCGGCCTCAACGCCGACGACATGGCCAAGAAGTTCTCCAAGGGCGGCAAGACCGCGAACGGTGTCCTGGACTTGACCCTCGACAAGCTCCGCAACGTCAAGGATCCGGTGAAGCAAAGCCAGATCGCTGTCGAGTTGTTCGGAACCCAGGCCGAGGATCTCGGGCAGGCCTTGTACGCGATGGACCCGTCGAAGGCCGTCGACACCCTCGGCAAGGTCGGAGGCGCCGCCGACAAGATGGGTGACAGCCTCCGCGACAACTCCAGCACGAAGGTGGAGCAGTTCAAACGGGGCATGAAGCAGGGCGTCGTCGACTTCCTCGGCCTGCACGTGGTGCCGGCCCTGGACAACGTCCGCAAGGGGGTCGGGAACCTGTGGGCGGATGCCGGGAAGGGCAACCAGCAGGGCGCCGACCGCGTGGTCGCGTTCTTCGATCTGCTCTGGCAGGGCATCCAGACGAAGATGGACCAGCTCGTGCCGAAAACGATCGACGGCCTGTCACAAGCCGGTACGAAGATCGCCGAGTACATCCAGTCCAACCCGGAAGGGGCGCTGAAGATCGGCTTGATCGCGGGCGCTATCGCTGCTGCGATCATCACGCTGCCGGTGCTGGTCGCCGCTTCGGTGCTCGCCGCGGCCACGGTCCTAGTGGGGAACTTCACGACCAGCATGATCAGCGGGATCAACCAGAAGATCCCACAGCTGGGGTCGACCATCGGGGGCTGGTTCTCCGGCCTGTGGTCCAACTACGTGGCCGGCCCGGTCTCCCGCCAGTGGAACTCCTTCATGGGCACGGTGCGCGCCCTGCCGGGCCGGGCACGCTCAGCCCTGGGGTCGCTCGGCTCGACGCTCTCGGGCGTCGCGTCGTCGGCGTGGGGGAGTTTCCGGGACGGCACCGTCAACAAGGCCACCTCGGCGATCAACTGGGTCCGCGGCCTGCCCCATAGGGCGAAGTCCGCCCTCAGTGGCTTGGGCGGCACTCTGTACAACGCGGGCTGGTCGCTGATCTCTGGGTTCATCAGCGGTATCCGTGACCGGATCCCATCTGTGCGGAGCGTCCTGGGTGGCCTCACCAGCAGCCTGACCGACTGGAAAGGGCCGGCCACGGTCGACGCCCGGATCCTCACTCCAGCCGGCCGTCTGGTCATCTCTGGGTTCCAGCACGGTATCGAGCAGCAGACACCGGCGCTGCGCCGCCAGCTGCAGGGGCTGACGGCGGAGGTGCCGAGCATGGCTATGGGCGCGGGCGCCATGTCCGGTGGCAGCGGTGTGACGGCGGGATCGTCGTCGGCTGCGCCGCGGGTGGTGAAGGTGGGTTCGGACGGCTCCGCTTTCGGCAACCTGCTGGTCGCTGAGCTGCGGAAGAAGATCGGCACCCTCGGGGGCGACGTGCAATTCGTACTGGGAGGTTGAGCGGCGGTGGCGTTTCCTGAAGACCCGCTGGGGTTGAAAGGTGAGCTGGTTCTGGGGGACACCACGGTGGACATCACCGCGGACCTGTACACCCGGGACCCGATCACGCACACGCGGGGCCGGCAGTACCGGGCGAATGCCGCGGACCCGGCGTCGTGCACGGCGACGATCCGGAACCGGGACGGCAAGTACACGCCCCGCAACCCTGAGGGCGTGTACTACGGGCTGCTCGGGAGGAACACCCCTTTCCAGATCAGTCTCCCCAGCACCACCACCTACCTGGCGCTGACCGGCGCCGTCGACACGGCCAGCACCCCGGACGCTGCCGCGCTCGACATCACCGGTGACCTCGATCTGCGGTGGGAGGGCGAAGCCGATTGGAACGCGAACGGCGCGCAGATCCTCATCGGCAAGTGGGGGGAAGTCGGGCAGCGTTCCTACCATCTGCGGCTGCAAGACGGGTATCTCTACCTGCACACCACGCAGGACGGCAGTACCGGCCGCTTTTCCGGGCGCGTCCTTCCATCACTGCCGCGTCGGGCCGCCCTGCGCGGCACCATGGAGGCCGACAACGGGGCTGGAGGTACAACCGCCCGCCTCTACTGGGCGCCCACGCTGGACGGGCCCTGGGAGCAGCTTGGTGACGACGGCATCGTCTCTGGCACAGTTGCCATCTTCAGCAGCACCGCCCCGCTGACCATCGCCCCCGAACAACTCGACACCGACCCCACCCGGCTGCCGGTCACCGGCCGCGTCTACAAGGCCCAGGTGTACGACGGCATCGACGGCACCCTCGTCGCGTCCCCCGACTTCACGGCGCAGACTGCGGGCACCACCAGCTTCACCGACTCCGCCGGCCGGACGTGGACGCTCACCTCGGGGATCACCGACCGGCTGATCCGGTTCAACGGCGAGGTACCTGAGTGGCCACCGAAGTGGGCGGCGTCCGAGGCGGACGCGTGGACCCCGATCCAGGCCGCCGGCATCCTCCGCCGGATGGGTCAGGGGCAGAAGCCGCTGCAGTCCGCGCTGACCCGCCGTGTGCCGTCGTTCGACCCGGTGGCGTACTGGCCGATGGAGGAGGGCGCCAACGCGACTCGCGCCTACAGCCCGATCAAGGGCGTATCACCGTTGAACCTGTCGGGCTTCGACATGTCCGCCAACGACACATTGGCGGGTTCGAAGGCGCTGCCCGTCATCCGGGAAGGCGCCACCCTGTCAGGGATCGTGCCGATGCCGTCCGGTTCCCCGACCGAGTGGCATACCGAGTTCCTGTTCCGCATGGACACGGCCCCGTCCACCACCCAGACGCTGCTGCAATGGATCGGCACGGGCACCGTCAAGACGTGGAAGATCGAGCTCACGTCCAGCGGCGCGAACCTGCACGGGTACGACGCTGACGGCACCGCCGTCGTCACCTCGCTGGGCCTGTTCCCCGCCCTGTACGGCAAGTGGTACCGGTGGAAGATCTTCGCCACCCAGGACGGCACCAGCGTGGACTGGGTGGAGGAATGGACGGCCGTCGGCGAGTCCGCCAAAGCGTTCAGCGGCAACTACACCGGCACGCTCGGCCGCATCTCGAAAGTCATGGGCCCGCCCGGCTACTCCAGCGAACTCGCCGGCGCGTCCATCGGACACATCGGGGTGTTCACCGTGGCCGACACCTTCGCCTACAACGACGGTGACATCGGATTCGCCGGTGAGACAGCAGCAGCACGCTTGCTGCGTCTGACCGATGAGGAAGGCCTTTCCCTGGCGGTCAGCGGAGACGTCTCTGAGACGGAGCTGGTCGGGCCTCAGCGGCCGACCGCCCTGCTCGATCTGCTCCGAGAGTGCGCGGACGCTGACGGCGGCATCTTCGGCGAGGCCATCGACCGCCGCAGCTTGGTCTACCGCACCCGCGCCAGCCTCTACAACCAGGCCCCGAAGCTGACGCTCGACTACGGGGCCGGGCAGCTGGCGCCACCGTTCGAACCCATCGAGGACGACCAGGTCCGCAACGACTGGGAGGTCACCCGTAACGGGGGATCGTCCGGCCGGGCCACCCTCACCGAGGGCACCCTGTCCACACAGGACCCCCCGGACGGCATCGGCCTGTACGACGACAGCGTCACCCTCAACCTGGACACGGACGAGCAGACCGACCCGATCGCGGCGTGGCTGCTCCACCTCACCTCCTGGGACGAGGCCCGCTACCCGGCAGTCACGGTCCGCCTGCACAAGAACCCGGCGCTGATCCCCGACGTGCTGGGCCTCGAGGTCGGCGACAAGATCCGCATCGAGGGCCTGCCTGTGAGGTTCGCGGCCGGCGGCACCGTCGAGTTGCTGGTGGACGGCTGGTCGGAAACCTTCCTCCCGAGGAAGTGGGAGATCACGTTCAACTGCTCCCCGGCCGGACCGTGGAACGTCGGCGAAGTCGCCATCACCGAGGACTTCGAGGACGCCTCCCTGAGCGTGACCGCCACGGACGGCGGAGACCTGCCCTGGGCGCGCACACAGACCCACTACAACACCGGCAGTTGGTCCCTCCAGTCCGGAGCCATCACCAACAACCAGACCAGCGACTGGGTGGTGATGGTGCCCACCGGCGCCTCCGAGCTGACATTCGCGTACCGGACCTCGTCTGAGGAAGCCGGCACGGGCTTCGAGGGCGACCGGCTCACCGTCCTCGTCGACGGCACGCAGGTGCTGCGCGCGCAGGGCGAGACCGCCTGGACGTCGACCACCATCGACGTCACTGGAGCCAGCCAGGTGACGTTCCGGTACGCCAAAGACAACTCGGGTGCCGTCGGCGAGGACGCGGCGTGGGTCGATGACCTCACCTTCGCCCGGGCGCCGATGCACGTGGACACCGACGGCAGCGAGCTGGCCGCGGACGCCACCAGCACGGCGACGAGCCTGTCCGTGGCCACGACGGGCGGCCCGGTGTGGGTCGACTCGACAACGTTTCCGGCTGAGTTTCCCTTCGACATCACCGTCGGCGGTGAACGCATGCGGGTGACCGGCATCTCCGGGACCGCCTCGCCGCAGACCTTCACCGTCGTGCGCAGCGTGAACGGCGTGGTCAAGGAACAGGCCGACGGGACCGACGTCCGCCTTGCCGAACCAGCGATCGCCGCACTGTGAGGAGCACCCCCTGTGACCTATGAACCGTGGCAGCCCGGGATGCGGATCACCGCCGGGCGGCTCGCGTCGATCTCGGCGACGTGGCAGGAGTGGACGCCGACGTGGACCACGACGACCGGCGACAACACCCCGGACTACGGAAACGCGACGATCGCCTGCGACTACTGCCAGACCGGCAACCTGGTCGTCTGCTCCTTCGACATCGCGTTCGGGTCCACCACCGACTTCGGTGATGGGGGCGGCACGGACAACTTCGCGTTCGGCCTGCCGGTGTCGTGCGCGGCCTCGTCCGGCGACACGCTCGGTTTCATAACCATGCGCCAGTCGGACAGTGCCCAGCTGATCGGCCGGGTGCAGTACAACGGCTCCGACTCCATCCGGATCAGCGTGGACTCGGGCCGAGTCGACTCGACGGCCGTCTCCAACGCGGGGCTCATTGACGCCGTCTCGCCGTGGACGTGGGCGTCCGGGAACGCTCTGCACGGCCTGTTCCAGTACCGCGCGGCCTCCTGACCCGAACCCCATCCCCGTACGCCCCGCACCGTCCTGGTTCGGGGCCCTTCTCATTTCTGGAGGCACCGTGCCTGCACAGACGCCGTCCGTCGGACGGATCGTCCACTACCAGCTGACCGAGCACGACGCGACCGACATCAACCGCCGCCGTCAGGACTTCCATCAGAGCCGCAGCGCCGACGAGCGCACCGGCTTCGTCGGCCACGTCGGGAACCACGCGGCCGCCGGTGACGTGTACCCCGCGGTCATCGTCCGCGTGTGGAGCGAGAGCACCACCACCTGCAACTTGCAGGTGCTGCTGGACGGCACGGACACGTACTGGGCGACCTCCCGCGCCGAGGGCTCCGAGGCCGGCACCTGGGCCTGGCCGGAGCGTGCCTGATGAGCACAGGACCACAGAAGTACCCGGGAGCCTCCACCTCGTCCTGGTGGCAATCGAAGTGGGGCGGCGACCTCATGGAGGTCAACGTCCTGGTGCTGCACACCACCGAGGGCATCGGGCTGACGGACTACGACGGCGGCAGTATGGCCCCGAACCTCACCGCCGTCGCCGACATCCCCAACAAGCGGCTGCGCTGGTACCAGCACTTCGACATCGACCGCTCCTCCCGCGCCCTGCAGAACCTGGCCGGCGGGGTGGAGACGAACACCCTGAACGTGGTGCAGGTTGAGCTGGAGGGCACCTGCGACTACGGGCACCGCGCGAAGTGGGGCAGCAAGGTCGCAGGCCAGGACTACATCTACTGGGGCGACCCGCCGGACTGGGCCCTCCAGGACCTGGCGGACTTCGTGCGCTGGCTCCACGCCAACCACAACGTGCCGCTGTCCGGCCCGTCGGAGTGGCTGACGTACGGCCCGGACTCACGGAGGCCCGGCGTCACCCCGGCCTCGTACGGGGCGAGCCCGGCCCGCATGACCTTCAGCGAGTGGAACGGCTTCCACGGCATCTGCGGTCACGAGCACGTCCCCGAGAACGACCACGGCGACCCCGGCTCCTTGCCGTTCGCCAAGCTCATCGCCCTCGCCAAGGGGACCCAACCGTCCGAGGAGGACGACATGCCGTCAGCAGCCGACGTGTGGAAGGCCGACGTCATCCCGGCCACCGCCCCGCCCTACAACAACAGCGACTTCGACAAGAACAAGACGTGGCAGGCCAGCTACGCCCTCTACTCCGCCGTCCTCACCGGCCGGAAGAACGCGGTCAAGTTGGACGCGCTCGCGGCGCAGATCGGTGCGCAGGCCGCGACGATCGACAAGCTGGTCGACGCCATCGGCTCGGGCGGCGGACTGTCGGCGGCGGAGATCAAGTCGGCGGCGGAGGCCGGTGCTCAGGCCGCACTGGACCGGCTCGGCGACGCGCTGTCGAAGGAGGCCTGACCCGTGAAGATCAGCGCTGTGTGGAAGGCCGTCGCCAGCGGGGTCGCGGCGGGCGCTGCGGCGGTCGTCACGGCGGTCCAGGACGGCCGGATCACCCCGGCCGAGGCGGTCACCATCGTGCTCGCCGTCCTCGGCGCCTACGGCATCACCTGGCGGGTGCCGAACCGGACACCTCCGGAGGGCAGCTGATGATTGCGGCGGACGTCACCGATAGCACCGGCGTCCCGCCCGTCGACGCACTCGTCGTCTGGAGCCTGGGCGCCGTAGCCATCGCCGGCGCACTGGCCCTCGTCTGGCGCGTAGTCCAGACCGTCCACCGGATCGCGAGGCGAGTCGACGACTTCGTGGACGACTGGCAAGGCGTACCTGCCCGTCCCGGCGTGGCGGAGCGGCCGGGAGTGATGGACCGCCTGGACCGGATCGAGGGACGCATCACGGGAATGGAACACGAGCTGCGGCCCAACAGCGGTCGCTCGCTCCGTGATGCCGTGGACCGAGTCGACCGCCGCACGCAAACACTCACCGCCGACCCAGGCCCCGAATGACTCAGCCCCCTCTCGCCCCACGGGCGGGAGGGGGCCCTTCGTCGTGTCCGGGCTCACTGCGGGTGCAGGGCGCGCCGGGCCCGGTTGATCACCGCCTGTGCGTCCGCGCCGTACACCGCAGACTCCCGCAGCGTGTTCCACACCCGCAGATAGACCGCGACGGAGTCCGCGTCGTCCAGCCACAGCTCAGCGTGCCAGTCCTCCACCACGACCCGGCGATCGTCGTACACCCAGAACCCGTTCCCCGGGTAGATCTTCAGCGACGCGGAGAACGGCACGATGCCCAGCTCCACCGTGTCCAGGCCGACCACGGCCGACAGCCGGTCAAGCTGCGCGGCCAGCACCGCCGGCGGGCACACCAGCGAGCGCAGGACGCCTTCCCACATCATGATCCGGTACGTTCGGCCCCGCTCGTACAGGCCTTCCTGCCGGCGGATCCGGGCCCGTACTGCGTCCTCCGTGTCCCGGGGGGACTGCATCAGGTTGGCGTGCCGGGTGAGGACGTGCCGCGCGTAGTCGGCGGTCTGCAGCATCCCGGGGACGAGGACGTTCTCCCAGATGGTGAGCACCGTAGTCCGGTCGTGCTCGGCCGTGATGGCCTCCTGGACCGGCCGGTGCCCGGAGGCCAGCTGCCGCCGCCAGGAGCGGATGTGCGACTCGAAGCCGCGCAGCTGGGCGAGCAGCCCGGGCACGGCGCCGGGCTGCCCGGTGGCTTCGGCCCACGCCTGGAGTTCCTCGGCGGTGGCGGTCTGCCGGCCGTTCTCCAGCTTGCTGACCTTCGACTTGGTCCAGCCGCCGCCGAGGCGCTCCACGAGCTGGGCGCCGGTGAGCCGACCGCCGGGGGCCGTGAGCCGCAGCTCTCGCAGGGAGAGCCCGAGCGCTTCACGGGCCTGCTGGTAGTCAGTGCTCACCGGACCTCACGTCACGTGCCGTTGATGTCGAACTGGGCGTACGGAACTGCATGATGCCAGGCCGCGTCACGTGCCTGGCAGTACCGGTTCACGGCGGCCGGCTCGGTGATGAGTTCCGCCCCGGTGAGATGGTCGTCCTGGTCGAAGAGCAGGCGGGCCACCAGCCGGGAGTCGAACAGCCAGAAGTCCTCGCCGGGCAGGTGCAGCTGCTCGGCCTGCGCGCGGGAGAGGTTGCGGATGTCCTCGCCGACGGCGCAGTTCCGGGCGGCGTTGCTCCGCAGGTACAGCTGGCCGGGGGTGGCCGGGCTGTCAACCAGGCGTACGCGCTCGAACCGCTTCCCGGCCGCGGTCTGCGCGCGGACGTTGCGGCACCACGCGTCGTCGTAGTCCCAGTCGATGCGCTGCCCCTTGGCGTGCTGGGCCCACTCGTCGGTCTGCTCGTCGCTGGCGTAGCGGCGCCGAGTCTCCAGCCGCCACGCGGTGTGCTCGAACGTGGTGAACAGCCTGTCGAAGTCTTCGGCGGCGTCGATGAGCCGCGGGCTGTCGTCGCGGGGCCCGAAGTCGACCAGCGTATTCCGGGGGACGACGACGGCTACCTCCCCATCGTTGAGGTGCTGCAGCTGGGCGAGGTCGGCCGGGTCGGTGAGCGGCGGCCCGTGCACGATGACCTCCCCGGTGCTGAGGTCTTCGTGGATGGCGGGGCAGCCGCCGCCGCCTGAGCCGGTGCCGTTGAACCGAAGTCGTCGCATCGCGTTCCCCTCCTGATGTCCTGGGCGTGGGGACCAGCCTTGCCCGAGGAGCCGGGCGCGGGGCAGTCCCTCAGGCGGTCCGCATTAGAAAAATGACGCAACTCTCTGCGACGGTCAAGAAACTCTGCGAAACCTGTACTGCGGTGAGCAACCCAGCGCCCCTACCGTCCACGTATGGCCTCCTCACCCATCAACAATGTCGACCCCTTCGTCGCCGTCGAGCGCCTGCGTACGGCACTGGACCAGGCAGGCATCGTCCTCCCGTCCCTCGCGGTCGATGCGGCATCCCCGAGCCTCCGCCTGGTTGAGCTGGGGCGGGTCCGATCGGACATCGCGCTCCGCCTGGCCGACGCCCTCCAGCAGCGAGCCGAGACCCCGGCATGACCGCCGTAGCGCTGGACCTTCCGGCCGAGGTCGTAGACGTGCTGGCCGTCAGACTCCCGCAGCTGGACGGGCTCGCCGTCGACCGGACGCGGGGCCGGGACTGCGTCTGGTGCGGCACCCCCCTGAACGCAGAGACGGCCGTCGACCTCGGCGAGCGCACCAGCCCCCTCTCCGGCAGCAGCTCCATCTGCGGCATGCGCTGGTTCCCCCGGGCCTGCCACGCCTGCACCGCCCGCTACGCCCGCCGCGCGCTCATGGACCACAGCACCACCTGCACCCTGTGCACGACGGAGGACACGGCCGCGGCCTGCGTCGTCGGCCGCGGCCTGTACCGGCTGCAGAGGAGGTGCCGGCAGCCCCGCTCGGAGCCGGCCGGATAGCCCTCGCTCCTGGCCCGCGCCGATGGGGTCAGGAACGGGCAGGGTCTCCAGCAGTCCCCGACGGCGAACTTGGGGTGCTGCTGGGGTCGGCCGCCGCTCGGTCTCTACGGCGCCGGGCGGCGGCCTCACCGCACGAGATCGAGGCGTACGCCGATCACCCGGCAGATGCGCAGCAGCACGTCCAGGGTGGGGTTGGCCTCGCCCGCCTCGATGGCCTGGTAGTGGCTGCGGTTCAGCGGCACCGCCAGGTAGACGTGCTCCTGGGTGAGGTTGCGGTGGAGGCGCTCCTCGCGGATGCGCTGACCGACGCGGCGGCGTTCGTGGAGTTTCCAGAGGTCGGCGTCGGGCGAGTCGTGCGGCAT